CTTAACTCCGTTTTATCTATTATTTCATTACATATTTGAACTTTGGTTTTTTTATTCGTTTTAATACCTAATGCTTCCGCTTGAGCTATTATTTCCGCTCTAGATCGTTTATCGACGGCACATATCGTCGCGTTTGACTCCGTTTTATCAATTATTTCATTACATAATTGAACTTTGGTTTTTTTATTCGTTTTAATACCTAATGCTTTTGCCCGAGCTATTATTTCCGGTTTCGATAGTTTGAGAAAATCGTCTGTAGATGTAACTGAAAAGAGGGGTTGTGATTTATTCTTCTCACCCACTTCGTCCATTATTTCCTGTTTCGATTCAATCGTACATTCTATTTCATCGCATAATTGAGATTTGTTTTTCTTACCCACGGGTATACCCAATTCTTTCGCTTGAGCTATTATTTCTGGTTTCGATTGTGTCAAACAATTTACGGGTTGTAATTCAATCGCACATTCTATTGAGTTATTTTTCTTATCCACTGGTGCTAGTAGTTTCGGTTTTAATTGTGTCGAAGCCGAATTAATAGATGCATTAATTTTCGTTAATGCCTCTATTAATTCGGCTTTTTTCATTTTAGTATAGCCCTTAATTTTATTCTCTTGAGCAAGCTTTTTCAATTCGGTTACCTTTAACGATTCCATTTTATGATATAATGCTTTTTGTTATTATTAAGTCAAATTCGTCGTTCGTTAGCATATTCTAATAAAGCGATTGCGGCTGGTTGTTGTGGAATACCTTTCGATATAGCGTACGTTATCGAGTTTGCTATCAACTCGAGTGTGTAATCGTTTACTTTAGGCAGATCGATAATAATATTAAATTTAGAATTTAAACAATTTAATATTATTTTCCATTGAGCTATTTGAGATATAACGTATATCAACGGTAAATATTTCTTTTCGTAATTGGTCAAATTTTTATAATCCGGTTTTCCCCATTCCTCTAGTGTAAAAATTTCATTCTCGTGATACGGCACGTTAAGTAACGGAAATCCTTTTTTATACACGGCGCGCGCGTTTGCGCCGATGTCCTCATCCTCTTCATCTCCGTATTCGTTTTCGGTATCGTCACTGAGGTATGCATTACTATTAAACTCTTCATCCGCGTATTGACTTACGTCGCTATTTTCGCTAACGTCACTATCGTCATTTTCCTCGTATTGTTTATTTTGTTTACTTACACTAAACGAACCGGCTCCTAAACTAAATGATACTTTACGAGTATTTTCTGGGTGTTCACTGAGCGTGTCTTCGTAAACCTCTGGGTCCGCGTCTAAATTTCCGGTGTTAAAATTTATAAATATTCTTCCCACTGACCAATTTGTCATCCATTTTGCGGCCCAAGCCGTATTCGGCGCGTATTCTGTGCGATATCCTTCGACCGGTTGACTCGAATTTAGTATTATATCTGATTTAGTTATTCCCGGAATAATGTTTCCATACGAATCTACTATAGTAGGAGGAGTGGCATAAGTTAATAATGGTACGCGAACGTTATCTATCATAACATAACCGTATACGTTTTTATCTGGTATTTCCAAGGATTGATTATGCGGCTTTAAATTGGTAAAATCTATATCGTTGAAATCGACGCCGGTAAAGTACGCGAACGAATTCTTAAAATTTTGTTGATATGACGGCGTTGTATTTTGATAGTCGTACGCGTATAACGCATTTTCACCGAGCGTTGTCAGCGCAACTTCTTCACCCGTACTAATAAGTTTAACGGTATAATTTGTGCGAGTTACATCGTCTTCCGTGACATACGGACCATTGTTTATAATATAAGTCCATTTAGGAGTGAGCAACGGCTGAGACATATTCTCTTGTTTAACGAGAACCGCATTACGAGTATGTATTTTTTGCTCCGCGTTATTATCTAATGCCGTTACGCATATATCATCATCGGTTAATTGTTCTATTTCGACGTTTAAATTTTTGTATACCGTACGTACGATATCTAACCAATCTGGGTTTCCTGTTACGAAACAGTATCTTGATGTCATTATTTTATAATCTAAAAGTATCTTAAATAGATAATGGTAAATCATTTAAATTAAAATGTCTTCTAGTTGTGTTAAATGGATACAAAATCCCGGAGTAAATCCCAGAACTAATAGAAAAATTAAAATAGGAGGACCCGTATATAAAAAATTAGAAAAAGAATGCAACAAATTGTCAAAACAACCTACGGGCTCCGGAGCCGATAAAAAAAATAAAGTAAAAGGAAAAGTAGTAAAACTTAAACCACCCGTACATAAAAAGTTGATTTCTGATAGTAAAATTTCGTCATTATTTCACGACAGAGAACAATTAGCATTACAAATTAAATCTCAATTAAATTTATTACATATTCCGTTATGGAAAGGATGTGTATCTGGATCCGACACAACCTTTAAATCTAACCTTACGAATATAAAGCGCATCGGTTACGGATGTTTCGGCGAAGTATATACGATCTTACTTGGGTCGTTTAAATTTGCTATAAAAGAAACGTTACTTACGAAAGCAGAAAAAACCAAACTTGTGAAAAGTTGTACGAATTTCCCAGAAGAATATAGAATTTCTATTCTCTTACAAAATTTATTGACATCGATTCCAAATTATCTATATATATACGATAATTCGTTGTGCGATAATTGTATCGTATTCGGCAAGACTGGTTATTGTTTCAATACGATTATGGAACTGGCTGATTCGTCTATGGATGTATTGATAGAAAAAAAACTGACTCCCAAAACGTATAAAAGTATGTTATACCAATTATTAATAGGCGTAAGCGCATATCAAAATAATTATGGTATAATTCATAAAGATATTAAATTAGAAAATATACTCATTAAAAATATACCCAAAGGAGGATATCTGCCGTACACCAATATACCGTGTAAAGTAGATAACGTCGGTGTACTACTGCTAATAGCAGATTTTGGGGTAGCAGTCTCCCAGCTCCCAAAATATTCCGGTACGAATAATAATTACGGACTTAGAAATGCTAAAGTGGTTACTCTTCCTTCGGGAGAAAAAATGTTTGAACCGATAACTTGTAAATGGTCCGTTCAACTCGGCAAAAACAATACGAGTTTGGTAACGCCTTCGCCGGTGAATTGGACAGACGATAACGGTAACATCGTAGCAAAATCTACGATCAATAGATTTTACGGGAAACGAAAGTTAGAACCATCTATTCTAGTAAACCTTGATGATCCGCTTACATTTCCACCGTTTGAATTTTTTACAGACGTTCAGGATATAATTAGAATGTTTATAGGTGGAAAACGAACAACTCAACCTGGAAACCACAGAGGGTTTTTGGATATGCTTCCCACAGATATGCGTAATGAACTTGGTAAATATTCGCACAGATTTGTACCAAAATTAGATAGCGTGTATTATCTTTTCGCCGATGAATTCATGGCTAAAATATGTAAAAATTTAAAAACGTGAACAGAGTAAACGATTAATGTCTGAATTTATAATCATAAATCTACTTCACATATAAAGTAGATTTATAATCATTCTGAAACCTTATATTGTTTGGTCTAATGGACGTGTTTAAAACACTTTATCATATGTAGTGTAATTTTCTACGGCTCCCCATTCCATTAATAAATGTACTGCGTTTTGCTGATTTTTCTGACGGGCTCGATTTAAAGCCCAATTATACTCAACAGCACCCCAATCTTTTAACAGCGTCATTGCCGTTAAATGACCATTTTCGGAAGCATAAGCTAATGCTGTGTTATATATCGTAGCTCCCATCTTTTTGAGTAATTTCATAGTTGAAATATGTCCTCCTATGGCCGCATAAATTAATGCTGTATTATAATCGGTAGCTCCCCATTTTTTAAGTAGGTTTATCGCTTCGGTTTGACCGAATTCGGAAGCTCGCATTAATGATGCATCGTAATTAGTAGCTCCCCATTCTTTTAGTAATTTCATCGCTTCGATTTGACCGTAAGCTGCAGCATTTCTTAACGCATGGTCGTAATTCGTAGCTCCCCATTCTTTTAGTAATTTCATCGCTTCTATTTGATCGTGTGCTGCCGCGTGCGTAATTGCATAATTATAATCTAAATTAATAATATCCCAACCTTTAATTATTTTCATCGTCTCTATTTGCCCATTTTTGGCCGCACAACTCAAAGCATGCGACAACGAAAAAGTTACATCCATCCATTCTTTTATTAAATTTAAAGCATCTGTTTGTCCATGTTCTGCCGCACTTTCTAACGCACACGTATACACAGGTGCGCCGCGTGATTTTAAAAATTTCATTATTTCTAATTGGCCGTTTTTTGCAGCAATTGTAAATACATCATTCAGAATATTGATATCGATGGTCATGTATTTAAAAATATCTTTAATACGATAAATATCACCGCATTCTACACAGTGAATTAACTCCGTTTTTATATCAGTAGTTGCCATTTTATTTCGAATTGCGTTCGGGTAAATCAATTATTTACAGCTGAGTGTCAATTATAGTATCATTTAAACGACTTAATCGTTTACGCATCAAAAAACATGAATAGCGTAAACGATTAAGTCAATTCAGAGCTTAAACAAATGGGTATTAAATCTCTGAACCAGTTATTGAAAAAAATTTGCGGTGTTTCTCATATGTCACACGTTCCGATAGACAATTTTGAAGGTAAAAAAATTGCCGTCGACGCCGTGTTGTATATATGCGCATTTAAAACGAGGGGGTCGGCAAATTACGAATCATCTATAATAGAATTTTTAACTCTATTGCGTGAAAAAAAAATTCATCCATTTTTTGTTTTCGATGGGAATGCTCCGATCGAAAAAATCGACGAACGATCAAACAGAGCGGAAAAACGAATCGCGCAACGAACTCGTATTAATATGTTAAAACACGATTTAGAAGTATATGAAAAAACTAACGTATTGAGCGATTTTATTAAATCTTTAAATTTTGGAACTAATCGATTAGTTCCTACAAAAATATCGATAAGATCTATTCGCGATTATATTAATAAACTAGAATCACAATTAATATCTATAACTCCGGAAGATTTCGATACGATGAAAACTATTCTGGATATATACGGGGTAAAACATGTGATCGCTGACGGAGAAGGAGAATTTTTGTGCGCTGCTTTAAATCGTCACGGAATTGTTGACGCGGTGATGACAGCGGATACAGATGCTTTTCCGTGTTTAGCTCCCGTTGTTATAAACAAAATTATCGATTCGACATATTTTCAAGTTGTAAATCTTAAAGATATGTTATCTAAACTTAACTTGACAGAAAAACAATTTGTAGATTTGTGTATAATGTGTGGTACAGATTTTAATAAAAATATACCTAAAATAGGTCCCATGGGGTCGTACGAATTAATTTTAAGACACAAAAGTATAGATAACCTTCCATCCGATATAGATCCAACGATTTTAAACCATCACAGAGTAAGAGAATTGTTTGCATATACCGATATTAAGCCAGATATTGCAGTACCTTGGTGCTCTAAAGTCGAATTCGATAAATTAGCGGCGTATGTAACCGATGTCGATATAATTAAGAATCGAATATATAAACAAATAATCAAGAAGCGAGCGGATAAAAAATATACATTTTTTTGGAAACCTCATGAAATGCACGGATTTTTATCGCAATGGTATCCGTCCAAATTTACACTCGATGATATCGTATACACCTCTGCGGAGCAGTATATGATGTATAAAAAGGCTATGCTTTTTAAAGATACCAATGTAGCAAAAGCAATATTAAACACCGCTATTCCGAATCAACATAAACAATTAGGAAGAACTGTATCTAATTTTTCTGAAATTAAATGGAATTCAGAGTGTAAGAATATAGTAAAAACGGGTAATATGGCAAAATTTTTACAAAACGAAAATTTATTAACAAAATTATTGAATACTACCGGTCAATTAGTAGAAGCGAGCCCTTACGATTGCAAATGGGGAATAGGATTATTGGCAACGGATGCATATGCTACCGATGAGACTAAATGGCGAGGTGCTAATTTACTCGGTAACGTATTAACCGAAATTAGAGATGAATTAAGCTCTGTTAAAACTGCTTAAAGTAATAAGTTCGATACCAAATGTGGTGTCGAATTGTATTTCGTCAAGTTTCTACGAATAATCTATAAGATTATACGACGATGGATTGTAAACTGGGTTGACAAAGCCACCGCCAGGCGATGATGTGGCACGTTTATTATTGTAAATGTATAATCCCAAACAAATAAGAATTATTACTCCAATAATTCCCGCTAGATACATCCAATTGTGGCTTACCCACGAGTTAATATATGCCAATTTTCCTCCGTTAGACGGCATATTAGTCTTATACGGTTGATGATATGGATGTGTGGGTGGATGATTATACATTTGTTTTTCTTTCGTGTACGGCATTTTGTATACAAACGGGAAAAACTTTTAAATACATGGCTACGCGTAAGTGCAATTTACAGGTGTCATATCCTTATAAAACCGAATATTATGTTTTTTAATCGTATTCGGGAGTCGGTAATAATCGATATACTACTACAGACGTCGAATAACCAGAACGTCCCCAGCAACAATTTAAAACCGCAATTTTTTTTCCTTTTTGTCCTTTTTTTTATCCTTCTTTTTTTCGGTCGGCTGTACTGCTACTCTGGTTGGATACACCGTGTATGATATAGTTTTTAGGTGATTAACAAATTCAGTTAAACTTTCGATTAGTTGATTGACAGACAGTCTACTTCGTTGACAAGCCCACGTTGTAACGCATTGCTTTTGATCGGCGGAAAGTTTACCGAAAAACTTAAACGGCATAGATCCTTCTTCGATAAATATTTTTCTAAGAGGTTCGCGCTCCTTTTCGTTAAAAATGCCGAAATATGTTTCGTTGAACGAGCCAAGATCTACTATCAGATCGTGGAATAATATCATAATGTCGTCCATTTTCTACTCGTAAAAGAAAAAGTCGAACATGTCGGTTAGAAAAGTTACCGCACCGGTGCAGAAATGGTTTTATTTATACACGAATGAGGGTGATGAAAACATTAAAAACTTATTAGGAGGCACGTGGAGTGTTAAATATAAAAGATGGAGAATACCGATGACTATGAATAAGTATACGAGTTTATATTTACGATCGTTAGTGTTCTCGGAGCAAAGTGACGATGATATTTCTGTAGATGATCCAGAGGATGCCTTAGATGATGCCTTAGATGATGCCGTAGATGCCTTCGTGAATACTTTTATAAACGATAATACACCCGAAACCGCCGAATCCATGAATAATACAACTGTAGACGATAATGTATCTACATATACTATAACTATAGAAAACAAACAGTCATCAGAGCCGTCATCAGAGCCGTCAACGGAATCATTTACAGAGCCTATTACAATGGACTGTAGTAAATTAATGCGTAGAAAAATTACAAGAAGAAAAAAGATTCATCGCGAGAATTCGTTTAACGAATTGGCAAATTCGAGCGACGAAGAATAAATAATTGAGAATATGGATTACAAACCGATATTTTTGTTTACGCATGAGAATAGACGACATCTACCAATTTTAAAGGCAACGCATCTTTAGCAATTTCCACGTGTATATATTTATGAATAACGCTCGAAGCCAAATTAAAAAGCGAATCCATTATTGTCAAATTCGTAAGGTCAAAAAATGTTCCGTGTTCTATCCACGACTGGGGCCATTCTTCTATCGAAACGAGTCTATCTAATAATTCGTCACCGGTGTTTCGATCAACTTGTTTGCAGTGCGTATAGTTTCTTCTATCCCATTCCAGATCATCGAGAAATCCACCGTTTCTGATGAAAGTTAATTCTGCGTTTAATACGCTTATTACTAAAAATAACCACTCATTGTCGTCTAAATTAACTTTTTCGTTCTTATGTTTACTTTCGTACCACGATGTACCGTAACCTAATAAATATAATAGATAAAAAAGACAAGGCGTGGCGTATGACGTCGTCATAAAACCACCAAACAAACAAGATATATCCCATATTAATTGAATAATTTTGATTCCAGATGATGTATCAATAAATGCGGTTTCGTTTGCTGCAGTCGCGAACCGATTAATTTCAAAAGCGTAAGAAAATTGTGTTGTGTCAAATATATCATCGATATCTTTCGTAAGAGAAGGGATTCTACGTAAAGATTTGAGTAAAGGTCCGATATGTTTAATGGACCAGTGTTTCGAATCGTCGTAGCCGTAGTTCGAGCAAATGCGTATAAATAACCACGCCATTCGGTCGGTGTGTGGGTTAATAGAATCAATACTTCCCGGTGGTAATGTATTGGCCAAAATATTTTGCGCTTTGCGGATAATAGCTTCGATTTGAATGTTCATTTTACACGAGATTAAATAAGCTTAGTATATTGTTTATATTTCTTGATCACATTTGGTCAAGAAATAAAATTTGGTGAAACCTAAATGTTCATTCTGTTGGCTGAAAATTGACGCGAATTATACACATGCAATTACGGCGGCGTGTTGACCGCCAGCGCTTACAGATAACACTTTAGATTTACTGTTCATCGGTATCACTGCAGGTTCCCACTTGTCGGTTTTATGACAAAGCTGATTACTGCTCGCACCCCACGACCACACCTTTCCAACGGAATCGACCGCGTATGAAACCGTTGCGTTACACGATATACTAACACACTTTGGTAATACATCGATGCGCGTTAAATGTTCCACGTCTTGCTCCGTATTTATTACTCCTAAACCTAGTCGACCAAAATGTGGTCTACCCATAGCGTAAACATTACCAGTTTCGGTTAACGCCAATGTATGATGTTGGCCGCAAGCAATTGCTACCCAATTGGCGTTCGGATTAAACGTCGGACTTATCGTAGGTTCTGAAATGTAAACATCGGTTTCATCGTGATTCGGAAGACCTAATTGATGATAATTATTTAGTCCCCATGCGTATATGTTTCCGGTTTGAACTTCTCTGGCGAATGAAGAATATTCTCCAGTCCATATTTTGTCAAATCTTGAATTTACTGAAATCTTTCCCATGGTATCGGTCCATATTCCTCTTATTTCGCGTCCCAACTGCCCATTTTCTCCCACACCCATGCTATATACTATATTCTTACGAGATAATGCTAATATGTGGTTAGCACCACTAGCTATAGCCGATACTCCTGTCATAATCTGCATCGGATTATACATAATAATTCCAACTTGTCCGGTATTTACACGAAAACTACCCCAAAAATATAATTTACCAGACGCCGATAATGCTAAAGAGAAACTATCACCTGCCGATATATCTATAATAGTTTCGGGTAACTCGACCATATCGGGCACATAATTTTCATCTTCACACGTCGTGTCGTGACCGATAGGCCCCCCGTCGTTACATCCAAAACTCCATACTTTACCGTTTTTCGTTAAAAATAACGTATGTAAGCCACCGCATGCGACTTTAACGCTATTTTGTGATATATTAATTTTTTTAAATTTACACGCGTATGGTATATCCAAACCCAGTTGACCGAATACGCCTTCTCCGATTGTAAACACGTAATTTGTACACGATTTATCGTCCGTGGGATATAATAATTCTAAATCTAATCCTTTTCCTAACCTAGATGATCCGAATGGGTAATTTTCGATACACTTATCACTGCAAAACATAACTTTCTGCTCATCGTGAACGCTTTTATACATCGGAATAGCCATGCCGATGTTACACGCCGAACAATTTATAACGTTTCCAGATATAATAGCTCTAACGTGTGTAAATAATCCAGGAGCTAATTCTTCTGATACGTATTCGGTGCTTTCAAAACTGTCGACTTTTTCTTCAACAATTTCACGCGGTACTAATTGTGGAGGTATACGTTCGCCCGGTACGTGTTTTAAAATAACAACGGGCGCTTTCGTTATACCTATCGGTCGTTCTTCCTGAACAGGTATTAAACTTTCGTCGTACATTTCTTTGGTTTCGACTAACAGAGAATTAATATTATTAATATTGCGTATTACGTATGCAACCGCGTTATCTCGATATTGTCTACCATTGGTGCATACCTGTTCGTACCAATTATTTTTAACTCTATACCACCCGCTGCCCGGAATGACTTCGTAAGTCGTTATATATTCGGACGGAGCGCGAAGTGCAAATCCGTTTAATTTACCCGGTAGTTTTAATTTTCCCTGTTGTACCATACGAGTTATCCACGGTGCCGATCTATAATTGCTTTGACATTTCGGGATTAAATCTGTTGTAAATCTAGTATGTTCTCGTTGTTCTTCGGCAGATTCTTGTCTATGTATAATTTCGGGTCTAACACCGGCTAATATTTTTTGTATCAGCTGAGATTTAGATGCAGTTTGCGCCACCGTAATACCTTCTTGAATCGCTATCTGATGTAAGTCCGCGACAGATTTTTTGTTCAAGTCTTGTTTGGTATACTTAAGAAGTTGTATTTTTCGTTCGGATTGAGGAACAGTCGGTTGCGCGATTTTTTTAGGGAGATTAGGTATCGATGTATTAATTTTTATATCATTCGGAGACCTATTTACAATTATATTATGCATTTCGCGAGCTTCTTTCGTTTCGGAAATACGTTTAAACGCGGTATAAGCGTCATTATTATGCGCTGTAGTAAAAAACATCGGAAGAAGACTCATCGGAACTGTATTCTTCACATAAGCAAGAATTTTTACCAATTGGTCATGGCCTGGGTATTCTTTCAGATTATAAATATAATTGATAGATTCGTCGATTTCTTCCGCCGATTTTCCGAAGAAAAAAGAATAAGGGTTGTTGCGTTTAAAATTGTATTTTATAGCTCGAGCTTTAACCAATTTTTCTTTCGCCGGAACCGTAGCTCGTTTGCGTACCTGTTTTAATACGTTAACAGATGTCATTTTATTCGATGAAAAGAAACGTAATATTTTAATAATAATCGATATCGTCCGTATTAACCGTTACTTTAATAACGCCTAACGACGATTCGGCTAACATCATTAATGGTTTATTTTCATGAACGCAAACTTTAATGGGTTTGGTCGCAAACGATGCCAATTTTCCGAGTCGTAAAAATATTCCAGATTTAAATTTTTTGTAATAGATTTGTTGCTGAGATGTATCTTCTGTTCCGAAAGATATTCGTTTAGAATCTATTCCAGACAATTCCGATGAAAATATCAACTGACCAGACAGTACCGTAATGTCGATATGTTCTACTTTAGAAAAAGATTTACATATAGAATTAAACGCGGTAGTCGATATTGTAAAATATTTAGATAAATCGTAATCGTAAGTCGGTGCCGGACTTACATTTTGTGCACACGTAAAAGCGATAATATACGAAATCGAATGATCGTCTGAATACAATACACGCACTTCTAAAGTAAAAGGTTTAGAAATTGTTAACGTAATGGCAGATTTATTTTTTAATCCTTTGAAAAACCCGTTAACGTGAGAGCCGATCCCAACGTACATGGGCTCGTCATACGTATACACGTATGATTCAAATACTTCCGCAGGCAATGCAACGCGTATAGTCGCATTATTTATCGTTGTAAGCTCGGTTTCGATTCCAGATTTAGAAATAGTAAGTACGGAATCGTTAACATTGGAAAATATAAGTTCGAATATAGCTTTAAGTTTGCCCGATTGATTTGTCCGCGCAGAAAACATTTTAAAGTAATTATATATATAGTTATATGATTCGATTTTTTGAAATATGATTTCAACCAACTATATTTCGATTTACATTTTTTAAGACAATGGCAACCTGTAAGTTTTTGCTGGAACTCGTTATTCCTGAAAATAACTACAACAAATTGTTTACTCGCGAGCGAAAGAAAATTATTCGATGGATACGAATGAATTGGGCATACGATCAAATCGATGAAGGTAAGCGGTTAGATGTTAACAAAAAATATTTGGATGAATTGAATCCAAATTTTACTAATTTAGAAAGACTAGTTTGTGCCGCTTACCTTCAAGTAAGCGAAGCGTGGAATAGCAACAACCACGACTTGTCGACTATTACAAAAGAAATGAAGTATAATTGTAAAAGTTCTGTAATTACCTGGAAACTTCGCACATTGCTTCTGGCTTACGAATATATGAGATGTTGGCACGAATGGCGTGATTTAGGGCTTGTAGATTCTTGTAGTGAAAATGAAAGTATTCTTTATGTTTAGGTTTTGTCTTTCGTTACTATATTTGGTAACGAAACCTATTTGTTAATATTATACGTACGTAATACGTATATTACTACCGGTTGGTTTATCAAACCCATATAGTTCTTTTGCCGCTTCTAAACTCATTTCTTTCTTACCATATCTTTTATTTACATAATTATGGGTATCGACGAAAAACGCGAATAAATTTTCTTTAGACGATACCACTTTATTCAAGTCCACAGTTTTTAAGAAATCGTAAAAATGTTCTTTACAATTAATACACGGAACTAATAACGGTAAAGTCGTTAAAAGTTGCTTCATATTTTCACACACCCATAACGTCGGCCGCCGCGGATAACTATTTGCAGCATTATGTAGTACGAACCAAAACGGTGGACCGAATATATCTGGATCGTGACTATTACCGACTATCGAATTTGATATCGTCATGTTTAACATAGGACTATTATCAAAAGAAGCATACATAATATTAGTGCGTCGTGCGTTCGAAGGTAGTATAAATTGAGATTTATCCATTTTCTTGGCATTCTAAAAATGTCAGCTGATCAAATACACCGGCTTCCGTATAATCAACAACAACCGTCTCCGCAAGACATGCGAATAATGAACGCGATGCTCGGATCTAATGGTGCGTCGTGTAACAGTCCGTTAAAATTTATATTATCTGGTGTAATATTTTTCGTACTTAGTATGCCGTTCGTCGATACATTTCTTAAAGAAAAAATCTCGGCATCGGAGATAGTAATAATAGCTATTAAAACGGGAATATTTTTAGTTGTATTAATGTTAACGCAACTTATGGGATGGTAAATTCGTCGAATCGACACCAAATATGGTGTCGACCTATCACCTATTTATGACTTAAACATCTTGATGCACCTGGATTGCGTTCTACAGATGGGGCACGCACTCAACGCAGCCGCACACGCTTCACAACAAGCCACGTGTCCACAATTTATGAACACTGTATTGCGTTCTGCGTCCATGCAGATAGCGCACATCGATCCTTCTGTCACATCAATGCGTGTACCAACTTCTGCCGCCTTTGGCACGGAAGCGTCGAAATATCGCCTGGCGATATGTCCCTGATTACTTGCGTGTAACGCTTTGACGAAACACGCATACATGTACTGGCTGCTACGTTCAATCCTTTGCAAAAGGGATGAAGCTTTTTTAACTTCATCCCGCTCCGCCATCAGTTCTTTAAATGTCATAACCGTTAAAACTTCGCGCATTAAAAGCACTACCGGGTTGATGTCGATTTGTGCTAACACTTCGTTGAAATTGTCTCTCAACAAGCGAAGCTGTTTATCCGTCAACACAATTAACTCTAATGGGTTGACTTCCTCCACTTTGGGAGTTTCGGGCTGTGGAGGGTGTCTCCATCGGTCAGCGAGCGCTCGTTCGCCAATCTTCTCAACCGCATTTAAAAAAACCTTATAACGATCTTCCGCATCCCTTTGCAGATGCTGAAGCAGTTTGTTCATCTTATCAGTACCACCCGAACGCAACGACCTCAGTTGAATCGCTGTCATTATAGATGACAGCTCATTTAGCAACTCATCCGTCACATCGAGATTGTTGCATATGTCACAGAAATGCAAATTAATCAACTCTTGCGCACTCATAGAATTAGCCATTATGAAATCGTTTTAATTCACGAATAATATTATTGTTGTGAAAAGTTAAATAACAATCATTTTCACTAGTTATCAATCACACATTTATTATGAAATGTAAGATGGAATAATTTCGATAGTATTTTTCGAATTTTCATCGGGATTTATTGGGTCGAGTAAATATTTCATAAAACCTCCAAAATCTGTATTCTCCGGAACATTAGCTTTTCTACGTCCGGCTTGATATCTTTTAATAAACTCGTCTTCGTATTCCGGATGTTTAGTTGCACTTTCGATAATCTGTTGTCTTACATTTTTTTCCATGGATATACATTCGTTTGCTTTTGCGGTATGTTCTTTAATTCCGTAACGTAAATGCGCCAATTTAACTCTAAGCTGAACATACGTTTCAGCGGGATCTTCGCTTTGGGTTATTGTGACACCATCGTCGGTTACCAGTGCCTTACGTCTTTCTTCGATCGCTTTAATTTCTTTTTCTTCCTCTTTTCGTTTTGCTTTAACGTTGTCAGATATTACTTTTTCTATTTTATTGCTAATATCGACTTCGGTAAGTTCGGAGGCGTGTCCTTTATTAATTAAGGGAAACGGTACTCCCATCATTGCCGTATAAATAGAATTGGTCGAATCGACATTTTTAATGAGATCTTCCGCTTTCTCGGCGGCTTCTCGTTCTGTATGAAAAGCTCCTCTTATTTTTGCCACTCCTAAAAATCCATCTTTATCGGCAGTTGCACCCGCTGATTTTACGTAAGAAAATAATACGTAACGAGGTTCTCCGTATCTATACGGATCGTCAAATCTTCTATTTACCGCTCGAAACTGTTTATAAGCAGTATATAACTCTGCAACAGCAGCGGTACATTCTTCCTTAGATAATGGCGCTTCATTAGGATTTACGGGTATAAAACTATCCATTTTAATCATCATCGATATAATCTTATATAATTATTTTCTACATCAAATGTAATGTAGAAAATAATACAAAACTAACTAATCAAGGTCGCTGTCATCCTCCCACTTGGCCTCCATGATTTCGACATGCAACGCACGCGATCGGCCAAATTCTAAATAATCGCTGTAATCGGAGTGCGACAAAAAATGTAGCTTACACTTTTTCTCCGCCGCACATTCACGACACTTTCTCACAGACGCCGGTTTTCGACATTGGCTCCTTGTAAATTCATCTCTGTGACGATGACACTTGCAACCCGAACAATGAAAATACAACATGATTGCGATTAGATAGAATACATATTGTATTTGGTATTATCAGTCGCTAATCAAATTCAAAGCTTCGGCGTCACATTTTTAACAAAAGATTCTAACTTATCGGCTAATGTTTTAACCGATGCGTCATGTTCGTCGGATTTTAAAGGTATAACATTAACCCTATCGGCGTACAACGCGTCATATTGATTTTGTACTTCTTTAAGATGTTCTATAGATAAAGATTTTTCACATGTTCGACCTCTGCAATTCATTCTATCGTAACATGTATTACAATCGGTTGTCATCATAAAGGTAATGTTCGGAGACCAAGTCACTAATTCGTAAACTTTTTTGAGTAAAATATATTCGTCGTCCGTTAAACACCCTTTTGAATACCATGTATTCGTAAATACCATTGTAGACACGGGACATCGTTCGACGAATACTATTTGAGACTCTAGTTGATCGATATATTTTTTCTGAGAAACCATAGAATTTAGTGCCGCTATTTGAAGCGTAAACGCCCATCGGGTAGAATCTATATAACATTTATCTAAAACCCACATCCAATCGTGAATGTCTTCGGTATATACCGTATATCCTCTATTTTTCATTTCGTCCAAAATGGTGCTCTTACCAGCGCCAATATTACCATCTATGCATATTATATACGGTGCCATTTAATTTAAACATTGTGGTTTTTTTAAAAATTATAAATCAAATTTATCGATTATTGTAATCCGAAGACCCAGGACGATGCAATATAATTAAAATGAATCTATTTTACAACAAAATAATATTCGTATTATCTATTGTAGTCTTAATCGGATTATTTATTTATAACTTAATCATGGGAAATAAAGGAACCTATATGAATCATAGCAAATTAATATTAACGTCGGCCGTACAGGAACTCGGATCTACGTTCGTGCCGAAAGATTCTCGTACTAAAAAACGTAAAGAAAGTGCTGGAGAAATGGAATGTAGACGAGTGGCCGAAAAGCTCACTGGTAAATCATTTCCTAAAAAAAGACCTGATTTTTTACGTAACGACATTACTCGGTCGAATCTAGAAATCGACTGTTACTGCGATGAACTTAAATTAGGTATAGAATATAACGGAATTCAACATTATCAATACAATCCACATTTTCACGCATCAAAAGACGCGTTTTATAATTTAAAATATCGAGATCAAATGAAAACTAGATTATGCGCCGAAAATGGTGTTAAATTAATCATAGTTCCATACACCGTGCGTATAGATGACATAGAAGATTATCTTAAATATCATATATAAAAAAAATAAAAATACAAATATTATCTACAACACATTTGCTGTAGATAATATATTCGATACGCGTGTTTTTATTCTTTAGATTCCGTTAAATCGCCCGTTAAATCGGTATAAAATTTCAACGCGCACGGGTGAGCTTTAAATTTCGATAAAGACGCATTTTCTAATATTAACGAGTCGTGCGATCTTACTCTGCTTATAGCTACATATGCCTGACCGTATTCGAATACACCTTCTAAATTTACGTATGCGGAATCTACACTCATACCTTGAGATTTATGACAGGTTATTGCCCACGCTAATTTAAGAGGTAGTGCGTATATAGTTCCGTAAACTCGATCGTCTTCCTTTATCTCAAATCCGTGATGAGCAATCACGACCGTGGCTCCGTTAATAAATTTTACTACTGGCATGTCATTCGCAAAGTCTATTACAACGCCTCGACTTCCGTTTACGAGTTTAGCATCTTGATCTTTATTTATCAAAAGCATAACTTGCGCCCCTATAGTTAACGTTATGCGTTTAGGCGCCGGACAATAAAGTTCCGGTTTAATGACTATGTCTGATTTAGAAAGAACGACATCCATTTCGTAAGTATTATAATTTTCACTTTGTAAATTCATTAATTCTCTATTGTTTAATTCATCCACGTCAACATTTTTACACATAATTTGCGTAGGAATAATACCCTTTTTAATGTTTGATCGAGCGAGTTCGCCCCCCGATGTTAAATACGTCAAGTCTGTGTCGGAAAGATTTCCGGTTCGCGCGTTATTAAGAATACGTTGAAATTCGATATCTTCTTGACGTTTAATATCGCACAACACGAATGGTACCAAATTAAGTCTGCTCCAGCATTTTGCTTTAAAACAAAATTCTCCGCCGATGGTTGGTAATTGAAGAAAATCTCCGGATAAAAGTAATTTAATACCACCGAAAGGATCATTCGATCGTTTAATATGTCTGGCAACGTACTCTAGTTTATCCAATAATTCCGCCGATAACATAGAGATTTCATCGATAATTAAAAATTTGAGATCGTTCCATACTCTTTTGTTTCTCGATACTTTCTTAAGCAGCATATCCGCGGGCTCTTTTGCCAATCCGATGCCCAGAGAAGAATGTAACGTTCGTCCATTGATTAAAATAGCTGCCGCCCCCGTCATCGCGGTTACCATGCAACTTTGACATTCTTCTTTGATAACGGATATAACGTACGATTTTCCAACACCACCCGGACCGGTCATAAGTACGTTAGAACCTTGATTTACAGCAAATACGATCTCGCGTTGCTTATCGGATAACATAATTACCCGAATAATATGATATTTGGATTAATTATTTCAAATTTTAGACGCGCGACCGAATTTTATTAATTAATCGTAATTGCTACGAATATTTTTAATACATTGTTCATTCGGGGTTTTAAGAGGTTAATCGTTGATAATTTTAAAATATGATTTAGTTAACGTATAAATATCGATTACGAATTAATACATTTACACCAAATCTATAAAATGGCAGCTATCGAACTTGATAACTTTTGTATCGACAATATTGGATTTGAATTACCGCAAAAGAAACAATTTACTAATGGTAGCTACCATCGTATACCAATAACATATACAACGGATAATATTAAATCAGAATTATGTATTGCAACTAATACACTTATGACATGGGGTATACAAGAAAATCGAAAACAAACGGCTATAAACGTAAGAGATGGTCCTATAGAATATTATACATTACCGCTCGTAATATCCGACGAGCAAACGCGAGATGTTCTTACGAGTATATTCAACGCGTGTAGAACACATATAGACAAAAAAGATGTTAAAGTGGCGATGGGTAAATATAATTTAGCTCCGGAGAGTATGCAGCCCTTTTATTGGAAACGAGATAGTGTCACCGGGGACGTAATAGAGGGATCTCACCCCACTTTGTATCCTAAACTGTTAACGAAATACCAAAAGATTCAATCCGTAGATACGCCACCCGTTATATCAACGGAATTTTTAGATAGGGATGAAAACCCAATAGACCCCCAAACACTAATAGGTTGTCGCGCTCAAATAGTAGCGGCTCTTACTATTAAAGAAATATATATTGGGTCGAAACCTAGCATTCAAATTAAGGTAAACGATGTAATAGTATTGGAAAGAATGACGCAATTCACCAGACGATTAGGATCAGTGTTTAAGAAAATAATGGATAGACCACCTTCGAACGTATTAGAATGCGCGTTGGAATCTGAAACTGAACAAAAAGAAGATGAAGTGTCTGAAGCGCCCGTTGTGGAAGATAAAAAGACATCACCCGTTTTCAATGCGGATAATGTAGTTAAAAAATATAAAGTGGTACCAAGACAGAAACCTCTCGAGGGTAGATGTGTTTAAATAAAATTCACAGTCTATACCACATTTGGTATAGATAAATATGATCTTATCGAAATACTACGCGCAGATCGGTTACGAATTAATGGAAATACGTGGAAGTTATAGCATCTCGACCATAGATGGTCATAAATCGGACGAATGCAAATCCGCCATGCAAAAATACGCACGAAGAGGAATGGCGGATAAGATGTATTACGCTGTACAACAACTTAACGGTTTAGTACGCTACGATAAACCGGATAGACGAGATAAATTATCTATCATAAAGTCTATCCGTACGAACACGATCAATAGGTTATCCGTAATTCTGTTCGAAGATGTATCTTATAAAGATATCGTGGTATTCGAAAACGTGTGTAGTCTTATAAAATTGTGGAAAACGTCTAGATCAGATAAAATTGAAGAAAACGATGGAAGCTCGATATTAAAAGAAATATGCGTGTACATCGCATCGGCTAAAAAAGCGCGTCAACCATCTTTTTTACGTAACTATTACGGACATCGCTCGCAGAAAGTTTGCAAAACAGATTTCGAAAAAATGATGGCTTGCAATTCGTCGTTCGATAATTCCTTTTCGTGGGTTTATCAGAACGAATACGACGCGGTTACGTGGCTTCGGGAACAACGTTTTCCGGATAGAATAGTTCCGTTGGTCAAATATTCTCTACTCGAATGGAAGAGATTAAAAAAATCCCCACGAGCTTCGGATCGGTTAATATTTTTAGTAGTACCAATGTTATGGATAAAATACGGATGGACCGATTACGATATTACACCTGCAATTTTCGTCGATATCGTGAAACTAGATAGATTCGATGAATTTGTATACGATATGCACACGCGCAAGGGAGGTTCGAAATCAACGTTTGTATCGGAAGGTTCTATCGTAACGAACGAAGACGTATCAGCAGTAGATTGTCGTATGAAGCAATTGTATTTATTACAATTAATGCCTTTAAAAACTATCTCGATTCCTGTATTTACCAACGTAGAAATGATTACGGAAGGATTATGCGGTTGGAAACTTCCGTGTTTTTACGCGGTATACGAAAGAGAAAAAAAGGTCGTAAAACCATTTACATCTGGCTTAAATTACGGATTAGATTACGCGTACGTCGATGCTCAAAAGACGTATTTTGGACTCGTATCGTTACACATAAAACTGGTAGAAATACCAGGATACGCGGTTGTAAAACAAAAAACCGGACAGTTCGAGTTAATAACAAATTCCGATACTAGACAAGTATTCGCAATCATGGATAATATACTTCATAAAGGAGATTTAGGTAAAAATAAGTATTTGTTAAACGACGAGGCGAAATACGATGAAATGCTTAAAATTAGACTCGTAGATGGATTATTTAACACTTCTGATAATATATTACGAAATATACTAGTTAGAAACGATAACGTTTTCGTTTCTATAGATGAAAACGATATAATGGGGAAGCGAGAAAAAATTTTTAACACGACCGAACCTATAAAGCGTAGTGTATATTGGTGTAAAGATCGTATTATCAAAATAATTAATAGCTTATCTATTTCAACGTGGAAAAGTAAATTATTAGATAACTTGTCGGATTATGGATTAGATCATAAACGAGATGCACTCGCCGCGCGGTTTGATAATTATACAGAAATTGCGTTAAACGATATGTAAACATTTTCGATAGTATTATTCTACATCATATGTGTTGTAGAATGTAATTCCTAATTTACATAGTTCCCGGCTCGACTATTATTTGAAGAAGAGGAGTGCCGGTAAACGTTACCGTAGTGGACGAGCTGCTTAAATTCGTAGCTATTAACGATACCACGGTATTTGCCGATAAATGGGCCAAATATGAACCATATATATTAGTTACTACAGTTGATAAAGGCGCACTAGACGAAATACCATCCGATGGTCCTGAAAACGAATAAATTCCGTTATCTAAAGTACCTCCGGACATATTTAATTGAAAATACACGGAATTGGTATTAGATGCGCTTCCGGTTGCGATAAATTCCATAAACCAATGCGCGGTTAACGGTACTACCCATGTGTTTCCGGTTAAAGGAAAAGTCCAATGAAACTGTGTCGTGTCTATGGGTTGATATAACGGAACGACGACATTTGATGAAGATCCTGGTATCGTAAATGTAAAATTCGGACCAGTTGGCTGCGCTTGACTAACGTCATATGTTAGAGATCCAGCGGGACCAGTGGATCCAGTGGTCCCAGTTGATCCAGTATTTCCAGTTGGTCCGGTATTGCCAGTCGTTCCCGTAGCTCCAGTAGCTCCAGTAGGTCCCGTTGGTCCCGTCGCTCCCGTGGGACCGGTTTGACCCGTTGCTCCGGTAGGGCCCGTTGGACCCGTCGGCCCTATTGGTCCTGTAACGCCGGTCGATCCTGTATTACCGGTAGGTCCGGTTGCGCCAGTAGGTCCGGTAGTTCCCAAAGATCCTTGAGGTCCGGTTGCGCCAGTAGCGCCGGGCAATCCTGTGTTACCTTGAGGCCCAGTTGCTCCAGTAGGACCGAGTGAGCCAGTAGCACCCGTTGGTCCGGTATTTCCAGCCGCACCGGCGACGCCAGAATTACCTATCGGTCCCGACTGACCAGTAGCACCTGTGGCACCGGTTTGACCGGAAGCGCCGATGGTACCCGTGGCACCTGTAATTCCCGTGACTCCCGCTGGTCCGGTGGAACCGGTAGTTCCTGTAGGCCCAGTAGAACCAGTTGGACCAGTTGGACCAGTTGGACCAGTTGGACCAGTTAGATCTACTAGCGGTGTTAGTACGTATTGATTATTTGTAGCATTATATATTAGAGTATCCCCGTTATTAGGATTAGACGAGTTGACATTTATACCGTTTATTTGCGATAAAGATTTAAATTTACTGAGTAAATTTATATTAAATTTAGGCCGATACATTTTATTCATAAAACAATATATTTACACTACTTTTCATATGAATTATGGATTTATTATTATCTTCGTGAGACCTGATGTATTTTAAACCCTAATATTTTGTCCATTAAAATGGACATCTATGTCTCACGAATTTACGTGTATCCTAATAAATTAGCGTATAAGTTAGGAGCCGAACTAAACGTTAATGTGACGTTAGAAGAAGAAGAGTTATTGACTATCAATGATATTAGGGATCCGCTTAAAACGTGCGTCAAATAATTTCCATAAATATTGATAGGAGTTGTAAGTAATTGATTGGTCGCATCGAGTCCAGCTGTTGTGCCATAGATGTGATAACCGCCGCTATCGTGAGGAGGCGATCCAATTATATTAAGATAAAAATAAAGAGTGTTTGCGACCGACGCGCTCGCCGTTGCTATAAATTGTACAAAATATACACCGGTTGAAGGAACAGTCCAATTATTTGCGCTCGCTGTCATGGTATAATGAGCATTATTTATTATATTAATCGTGTTTGCTCCCGGAACTATAACATAAGATAAAGCGGTAGTAGTTGCGTTTCCCAGTATAGGAGGTGTCGTTCCAACTGATCCTATAGCGCCAGTAGCGCCAGTAGCGCCGGTTGCTCCAGTGGGGCCAGTGGGATTAGCTCCGGTGGCACCAGTAGCGCCTGTAGGTCCAGTGGCACCAGTAGCTCCGGTGGCGCCTGTAGGGCCTATTGACCCAAATAAACCTTGATTGCCTATATTACCGACGAACCCGGTATTACCAGGATTACCTGTAGGTCCAGTATTACCCGTAGCGCCCGTTACGCCGGGTGCGCCAGTAGCACCCGACAATCCGGTATTTCCTGGAGGACCGGGAATTCCTGTAGGTCCAGAAATACCGATGGGGCCCGTAGGTCCTGTACTACCACTCGTTCCTACAGCACCCGCAATTCCGGTTGCGCCAGTTGCACCAGTTGCACCAGTAGAACCCGTCTGTCCGGTTGGGCCCGTTGCGCCAGTCTGCCCAGCAACACCCGTTATTCCGGACGAGCCGGTTGGTCCTGTCGGTCCTGTAGCTCCAGTGGGTCCTGTAAGCCCACTGGCTCCAGTAGGTCCGGTACTTCCCGTAGCTCCAGTAGGTCCTGTCGGGCCAGATAATCCAGTTCCTACGGATTGGAAAATATACATTCCATTGTTATATACCAGCGTATCGCCAGTATGTGGAACACCTGCGATTTGAGATCCACCGATACCAGCCGCAGTTACAACTTTCGAGCACGGTGATATATTAAAATTTACTCTTTCACTCATTTTTTATTAGTGTAAATTAAAATGAATATAGATGAACAATTTCGCATATTGCCGTATTCGGGGTATGCACAAACTGTTAATATCGCCGGTTTGCCGGTAGTATCTACTTCTCCATCTGACGGTAATATTTTAGTGGTATTGTCTAATAATACTATAGGTTTTCAACCCGGGGCGACGGCTGGCACAACGGGCCCAACCGGACCTACTGGTGCAACCGGCGCAACCGGCGCAACCGGAGCTATAGGTACAACCGGTTCAACTGGTTCTACGGGTCCAACGGGTGCTACTGGACCAACGGGTGCCACAGGTGATACGGGTGCTACGGGTGATACAGGAGCTACGGGTCCAAGTGGCGCCACTGGTCCTACGGGTGCTACGGGTGCTACTGGACCAACCGGTGCCACAGGTGCTACGGGTGCTACTGGTGCCACGGGTGCTACTGGACCAACGGGTGCTACTGGACCAACAGGTGCCACTGGTCCTACGGGTGCTACGGGTGCCACAGGTGATACCGGTCCTACAGGCGCTACAGGTGCTACGGGAGCCACCGGTCCTACGGGCGCTACAGGTGCGACCGGTGTTACAGGAACAGCTGGACCCACAGGGCCTCCGGGCGCTACAGGTGCAACTGGGAGTACCGGTGCTACAGGAGCTTCTGGCGCCACTGGAGCTCCTGGTACTACAGGTGCCACTGGAAGCACGGGAGCTACGGGAGCTACAGGAGCTACGGGACCTATGGGGTTTCTTCCGTCTGGTATCGGAAATGCGCGTCCGTCTAATGTAACAGTACCAGCATCGTCGTCTATTACGGTTCCTATTTCAGATTATGCCAATACGACATTACCCGTATCGTCAAACGCTTGGACGATATCGCTCGCTGGGCTTTATTTAATGTTTATACGAGCAAGCGTTACAACATCCGTTGCGAATTCTATATATTTTAATCTTAATATTACTTCTGGAACGGTAGATAACGGTGTAATTCCGTTCCAGGGATTTAATGCGGGACTAAACGCAACATCTCCCGTAAGCGCCAATTCAACGACTCCCGTTGATATATTAGGAATGTATATCGCAAGATATTCCGTTGGATCGGTCGTAACATTACAAGCCACAAACGTAACTGCATCTGATAGTTTAATTACATTCGTCGGAGACCCCGCATTCGAAATGACATATTTTCCCGTATCGAACTAAACGTAATAGTCTATTATATTCGTTTATAACATCCAAACTAGTTTTAACGGATAACGTATCGTATAATATGCGTTTTGCGGTTCGGTTCTGCGCTAATGTGTGTACTATTACGGGTTTAAACGCTATCGCCGATTCCATCAATAACGTATTTGTAACACGCTTATCGTATATTCTCGCAAACGCGTCGCGTATCGCATCCGTACAATTACAAGACTTAAGGTGATTTATCGTATCCTCCTCAGACTCATCTGTAAAATATACATCGATCAATTCTTCAGCAAAATAACAATCGTCGCAACATATTTTAATACAACTTTCGTCGTGTAAATTTCCCATCAGATTTACAATAATCGTTAATATCGCATCCATAGATTTTATCGGTTCTTTTTCGGCAATAGTGTACAATTCGTCGTACACGTTAATACACACTTCCGGTGAAAACCAACCCTCGTTGGTAAGATTTAACGAACTAAATATAAATTTAATAATAGTATTCGTAACTTTGTTAAATCCTTTAGCGGACGAATAAAGCAATAATCTTGCATCCGCAAGACAATCTTGTTCTTCTACCGTATAACCCAAATCGCTATTCTGAAGAGACCCTACTACTCCAGAAATTCCGCACGCGTATCCAAAGTCTATTATAATCGGACAATAACCGTAGGTGTTATAACTATACGTAGTTTCGTTTATCGTAAATGAAACGATTCGTACGCTCGATGGAATTACCATTACGTTACAAGAATGTAAATCGTTATGAACTATTCCGGTTTCAATTCGTACGCTTTCGAGAACGCATAGTACGATAAAACATAAATTTAAAATAATTTTTGACGCGTGTTTATTAGTATTTTTTAATTCATGCGTCAAGTGCGTCAAGTTTTTTCCGTTTAGTACGCGTGTCATTACCAAATCGCCATCCGATGTAAACTCTATAAATTTTGGAAAGAAACTAGATACATTCGGGCATTCTTTATGTATTCGTTGCAAAACATTAGCTTCGAGAATTAAACACGTTGTATCGTGTTTACAACTTTTAATCGCGACCGGAATACCACGAAGAACTCCATATTTTATATTTCCTTGACTCCCTGTGGGCATTTTTTAATTCGTTACACCGAACTGGTAAAGATTTTTTTATCAATTTCTTTTAAAATCAACGATGTCTTTTTCCATGCGTTCCAAGAGTTATTCGCTTAGATCTCCGGCATACGTGCTCGGAGGTGGAATCTCAACAGACAGCAGTAGTGTATCGACGGAATCTTACACACCCGCGCATGTGAGCTCGTATTCTAAAGCAACGGCGCCGTCTTACGCAGACTTGACCGCTCAAGCGTTAAGCGTTGCGGCGAGTAACGAACCGCGAAACCAAAAAGTACTAGTTTGTTACTTACCGATCACATCCGATATCGGTACTATATCGTGTACTTTAGAAAAGGGTGTGGATAAATTAGTATTTACAACGGATCATCGTAAAGCTACAATCCCCGCAAACTCTATCATCGACTCGATCGAATTTTTTGGACTGGACGGATTTTCCACTAAAGACGTGTTTTCGATCGCATTAGGTCAATTAAATTCAGACGTTAACGCGTTTCCACTAGTCGTTGATACCGATTGTTCTATAGCAAACGAACGAATGGGAGGATGTAGAGATTTCGTATCGTGCGCTTCCGATGGTAAAAATAATCGTAATATCGTAATTTACGATAGTATTGTAAATGTAGACCTACAAGCTCCGGTTATTCAAGGAGGGTTGCAAATCGTAATTAAATATCATTCGAAATTAGTGTAACTGTTCTTTTTAGTTTCGATACCATATGTGGTATCGAACCGGTTAGTGTTTAAACCGATTTACAACATTTGTCGACTATACTTTTCATGTGAGAATTGTAGTAGTCTTCAATTTCCCTCAGCACCTTCATAGTTATCGGACGACGTCTCGTAAAAACCTCGGTATTGTTATCGACCGTTATTTCCATACACTCGTCGTCCGACCAAGTGTCGGCATACTCGTCTATGTCAACGTCGTATCCGGCTGCTTTCAAATCTCGAGTCAGATTTTCCGCAAACTCTTCTACCTTTTCAGCCGGAATGTCATACCAATCTATGTCTAAATGTTCCCTTTTCCACTTCCACGCCATGGTTATTTTAACCGCGACGTAGTATTCACTTTCGCGTTTGCACGAACCGATATCCGCAACTCGCACAGTGAAAGCCATAGTGATGAATAAGAATACAAAATTATTGTTCGTAGACACCAATGGATTCAATTTTACGCGTATTTATACACGGCTTGTATTAACCTTTTAAAAACCTAATATATCGTTCATAGGCATTCGTTTTCACCAGTACCTATTTAAAAACCAACAATTCAACTAGGGCATTCGGTTATACGCATTCGGTTATACGCATTCGGTTATACGCATTCGCTTATACGCATTCGCTAAAATAAAATTTAAAAATGTGCGATATTGTTCGTTTATGTTATTTATTCAAATTCGAAATGTTATACAACTGTAACGATGTTTTAAAAATGATTTTAAACTGCGAATTAACATTATAAAATATAGTATGAAAATGGATAACGCTTTTAATGACGCGTTGATAACATCCAGATTGCTTCTAATTAGAACACTCGACATAGAAGCAATCATACCTTACTTAATGGAAAATCGTATTCTTACAAATGAAATGGTTGAAGAAATACGTTCGTATAATACTACACAAAGAAAAACCGGAGCATTTTTAGATACTATGAGTAGACGCATCTGGCTTAAAAACGGAGTGCCTGTAGTACGAAACTTATTTATTGAAGCTTTATACTCTACCGGCCAATCGGGTATAGGAGATGTCCTATCCGATAAGTTGGGTATTCCACGAAAAATCACATCAGTTACGCAATCAGCTGTTGCTACTCCGCGCGAACCCATTTTTGGAAGTTTATCTGCGGCCATTAATCGGATGAAACCATTCGAGAATAAAAATGATCGCCATGGTACTATTTTGCTAACGAGCACTAGTACATTCGTCGATAAACCTCCAATTTCTAAACTGGGTGAACGAGAAATACCATTCATGTTTGCGACGAAAGCGTTCGGATACACCATAGACAATGTTCTTATGTGGCCAAACGCTCCTTCAAAAGCAGAATTTGTGAAATCTTACGACGTGTATCAACAAGAAGTGTCCGAGATTTTAGATATAATTAAAACTCTAGAACACGGCGGTTTGCACGTTAGAATTCTGATAAACGATAGCCGTTTGCTGCGCCTATTGCGCTCGTGCATCAGGGCCAATAATTATTTCACCGTTAATCCAGATGATACAGTACATGTTATCAACAATAACATAAACACTAGTATCTTATCGCAAGTAGATACTAATTTGATGGCGTGTTTAATTCATCTGATCTGTTTTTTCGATCATAATTTTATTATGCGAAAATCTGATCCGCCAAAACCAAATTGCTACTTGCTGTTTAAAGTTAAAAACTGGTTACAAAGAAGTTGTGTTATTATGCAACCCGATCATAGATTTATAGACGATGCTGTAAATCTCGACGAATCCGTTCTTGTTCCCACGGTAATCGCTGCTGCGTGTCCGTGGTAAACGAAAACATTATCTATACCAAATATGGTATAGATAATTATGATTTTCTGTATATGAATATAAATTGACCGGTTTTCAAGAAAATAATTACAAACATGGAGTTTAAGATTTTATTAATCGGAGCTAATGGCGTCGGAAAAACAACGTGGTTACGCAAACTATTAAATCGTGGTTGGAGTTCAAAATATATTCCAACCATAGGACGTAGCGTGATCACGCTAAAATTATACACAGACGCGGGTGAAATTGTATACCATATACACGACACCGCCGGAACCGGTATATTTCAGCACGAGTTATACGTCAACGAAGAGTTTGACGGAGTGCTGTTAATGTTCGATCTAGGAAGCATATTTACTTTTAATCAGCTCAACAATCTTCATCCCACATCACATAATATCACCGTATTAATCGGTAATAAGAGTGATGTTTTGCATAAAGTAACCGCTGAAACTATCGCGTCTGCACAGTTACCGTATTGCGAAATAAGCACCAAACGCGATTATTTCGTGGATTCTGCGTTGTTGATACTTACACAAATGTTGATGAATGATAAATCTATTAAAATAAAGCGCGTTCGCTCGTTACAATCTATTGCGAAATCGAAGGTTATTTTTACGCCCGATTTTGTTAATGTTTACACGCTAAATATGCTCGGTTTATCCGTTTAAATTGAAACTCCAACACCAAATGTGGCGTTGGAACTATTAAATAATTTTCAGTACGTTTTTTATTGACACGCCATGCATTCTTGATTTGCAGAATTTCGTGTACATACGGTAGGTTTAACATCGGGAATTGTGTTAAAACCTAATTTATCCGCTTCTGCGGCTTTCGTAGATCTTAAATAATACATTGTTTTTAAACCCCATTTCCACGCCAAATAATGTATCGTATGAAGCGTTTTAACGTCTATAGTAGGTGGTAAAAATACGTTTAACGATTGAGCTTGATCTATATAAGATTGTCTATCCGCGGCTAATTTTACGAGACGTAACGGATTTATTTCTAACGCAGTTTTGAATACATCTTTCTCGTGTCGTGATAATATATCGTCTGGTAAATGTTGGACGCTTCCAGAATGCATTAAAATATTATGCCACAATTCTGTAGTTTTCTCTTCCCCGAATCTTGCTAACAAAATCGAGTTTAAATGTCTATTTTTAGTTAAATTCGATCCAGATAAAGTATCTTGTCGATACGCGTTGGCTCTATACGGTTCGATACTCGGCGATGTATTTCCCATAATAATAGACGTAGATGCGGTTGGCGCTATGGCCATGGTACAGCAGAATCGACGACCCGAGTCTTTTATATCTGGCGGTGAACCTCTTTCGGCACCTAATGCGTAATTAGCTTCATCGACTTTAGTTTTAATATGCGAAATAATTTCAATATTTAATTTTGCAGCTTCTTCGCTTTCGATAGAAATTGACTTGGATTGAAAATAATCGTGAAGACCCAATATACCTATACCTATGCTTCTCTCGTTAGATGCCGATCTAACGGCGCGTTTTATATCAGATGGAGCTTTTATTATAAAACGCGTAAGCGAGTTATCTAACATTTCCGCAACGTCTCTAACGAATAATACATCAGATTTCCATTCGTCGTATTTTGAGACATTTAAAGACGATAAACAGCAAACTGCGGTATTTTCGTTATCGGTTGCCAATATTATTTCCGAACATAAATTACTTTGGTTTATCGATTTTCCAAGAGCCTTTTGATATGAATTCATACATTTATTACACGTATCTATAAAACATAAATACGGTTCACCAGTTCTCATACGAGTATCGAGTATTCGTTGCCACAAATATTTTGCGGATACGATTTTTACTACTTTTTTGGTATGGGGGTCGATTAATTCCCACGAATCGTCAAACGACGAATCTTCCATACATTTTTCTATTATATTCATGAATTTATCCGTAATGTTTATCGCATGATGTAAATTATGACATCTTAGATTATGATCGCCAGTTATTTTTCTCATATCGAGAAATGAAAAAATTTCGGGATGGTCTATATCTAAATACATCGCGTACGAACCTCTACGTACTTCGTCTTGTTTGTACGCGAGACTACACGCGTCGTACGTTTTCATATGAGGCATAACGCCGGATGATTTACTATCGGAAGATCTTAAATTAACGTCGATACCCACTCCACCTCCCAACATACTCAATCTATTAACTTCGCGTAACGTATCCAATAATCCTTCCGACGTATCTTCCAAATAACTTAGATAACACGATATAGGTAATCCTGTTTTAGTACGACCTAAAGATAATATAGGTGTGGAAAACGATACCCAATGTTTACTGGCATAATCGTATAAGCGTTGCGCGTGAGAAATGTTTGACCCCAACTCCGAACACACGTAAGCGTATCTCTGTTGGGGGGACGTTTCATCTTTAAGCATATACGAATCTCTTAATCGTTTAAGCCCAGCGCTATCGAATAATGCATCTCTGGATAAATCGATCGATATATTCGCCATTTTTAATCGGTACAGCTTTACTAATATTTAATTTCAAATTTGAATATTATATCAAAATAACTTATTTAATGTTTTGAATACAATGGCTACATTTAATGAATTATATGCGTCTATTTTCGGAACTGACGAAGTTAAAAGTCAGTATCAAAAGAAAGAAAAATTAATAGCGCATTATAACGGATTAATCGACAAAGATATCGAAAATCAGAAAATAGCATGGAACAAAAACTTCAAAGCATTAACTAAACGCCCAGAATATAAAGCTTTGAATCAAGAGGTAACAAATACGTCGGCTAAACTTTCCGAACTGGAATCGGAAATGGCTCGATTGGACAAAGTGTTAACTAATAATATGTCAGCGATCGAAAAATACGTCACGGATGCGATCGGACCCAATCCGGGGTTGTACGATATAAAATCTAAACGCATCGATCCTAAATTATCCGAAAATATCCAAATGGTGGAACGTCTTTATCGTTTGGATAGAGACTAAAACGCTAATCATTCAATACCAAATTTGGTATTGAAATTGAATATAGATCTTTATTATCGAATGATAATAATTAACTCGAATCATGTCTTTTGAATTTAACCAAGAAGGTACAGAATTTTTCGCGTATATTTCGCGCGACCAAATACCAGTGGGTATGAGTTACGAAGTTATGAAATGCGGAGGTGTGTACAGTGGATCTTCGGTATTAGCAATGTTATTTCCTGGTTCGTTCGAACCGTCCGATATAGATTGTTATATTTCGAATGGTGAAAACCATCAATCGTTTATAATGTGTGCCGCATTGTCTAAAGACTATCCGGTGTCCAATATAATTTTACCGGATAACGAAGAATACGAGTCGATTTACTACCTAAAATCTATATTGGAATGTACCATATTATCACCAACTTCGATCAAATGTCAGTTTATAACAACGCGACTCGAAAGATCTGAAATCGTTACGAATTTACATAAATTATTCGATTTAGATAGATGCGCTACGCGTTTATACATCGACGATAACAATCGTATTTGTTTAAGAGTACCCATTAACAGCGAAGAAAATTCGCCGTATTCGCGAGTAATGAAATGGAATACTGACGCGGTAAAAAATTATACAAAAAGTATTCAAAGAATGAACAAATACATTAGTAGAGGTTTTGCCGTAGAACCATTTCCGTTTTATTGCGTTATATGTTCCAACCCAACGCTGGAACGCAGTGAGTGTTGTAATAATTACATGCATACGTGTTGTGTTAAAAAATGGTCGACGTGCGAGGAAGGTAACGAATTGACTCAAAAGATGATACAGTGTCCTTCGTGTACAAAATGGCTTACGTCTTCTATCGCGTACGTAAGATTTTGGGATTTCGATAAATATAAATACATTAGATGTATAGTTTGCAGAAATTACTACAGACGAGAACGTAACACGTGTGCGGAAACCGAAACGCATGACCCATCGGTATCTATATGCGATCCGTGTATGAAATTGATGGACCCTAACATAATATATAAAGGACAAAAATATAAATGTCCCAAATGTGGATTAATTTCCGAATTTAAAGGCGGTTGTCAAATGCTTACGTGTTGTTTGTACGGGCCGGAAAAATGTAAGTTTAATTGCACGCACGGATCTACTGATTCGATAATATTTTGCGGACATAAATGGAAGTTTCAGATGTCTAATTTAGTTTTATGAAAGTTTAAATTTAATTGTTAAAACTGTTAAGCGCGTATTTTTTACATCACATTTGATGTAAAAATATCTAGTAATAATATTTAACAAATATTTAGCTTTTTATTCGCGACGTAATAGTCTTCTAAACCTTCTACACGAGGTCCACTGCTGTACACGGTATCGTCATTTTCACTAACTCCCCATTCTTTAAGTAAATTCACTGCATCTATTTGGCTATAATCGATTGCTTTACGCATAGCAAATTTATATTCGGTAACACCCCATTCTTTAAGGAGCTTCATCGCGTTTAACTGACTTTTTTCCACGGCTGCTAACATTGCAATATCAAAATTGGTTGCTCCCCATTCTTTAAGGAGCTCCATCACATAAATATTACCATTGTAAGCAGCGCAATATATTGCACCATCGTAATTATCAACTCCCCATTCTTTTAAAAGTGTCATAGCATTAATCTTAGAATATTCGGCAGCTGCCAACATTGCGTTAAAATATTTTGTAGCACCCAAATTTTTAAATAACTCCATAAGTTCAAGATTACCTTTTCTAGCCGCGCAACATAAAGCTTCATCATAATTTGTCGGATTCAGTTTAATTATAGATGCAACTTCTTTAATATCTGCTTGATACATTGTGAAACATATACTGTCTTCACAATTATTTTGGTTGGGTTTATCAAACTTATCTATATTATCGTACAAACCCATTTTATATTGATACATATTAAGTTAAATGGTTAAATTATCAAACTCATGAATTATTACATAATTTAGATAATCACGCTCAACTTTATTATTTTTTTACGATCCACTTTTACCAATGCAAAAATATTTTATTGTAATTTGCATTGGTAACCTTCAAAAACCACCTAGCTGTATTTTGACCAATATTTTGTAGCGGTGCAGTTCATAAGATTCATGTTATCTTTCCGAGCAATACAGCATAAAACTTCGTTATAATCACTTTGGGCGAAGTCGTTACTACATAACCGTTCGTTAATATTTCTCGATGATGATAGATAACTAAATAAAATATCTAACGGACTCGACGAAACCATTTACTATTACATAATTTATTAGACGTACACGCTTTATCCCGTGTGTCGTCGATATTCTCATCGGTACATATTTCTTTACCACCGTGCTTCTCATATTCTTTAATTCTAATCGTTAAATGGTTTCGTAGTATATTAAAATCGTCTTTAAAATCCACGACGCTCGGAATTACGTCTGGATTTCTCATGCATCGTCCTAAAAATTGTATAAAATAATTTTTAATGTCTGCTGCCACTATTAAACAATTTATCGGTGCGTGATCAAACCCTACTCCAATTTTAGACGTGGTACCTATTAAAACTTTACAATCTTTATCAAAAGTTCTTTCCGATCTTACTAACGTTGATACTTTAATTTCGGGATTTTCACGTCTAATCATATCGACTAAAATATCGGCGTGATAAACTCTTTTAACTAATATTAATACAGTTTTGGAGTTTGAAATTTCAGCTAAACATTCTTTAACTATACATTTGTTTCGAGTTTCGTTAGAAGCTTGATCTTCCAGTATTTTACTCCAATCTAGTCCTTTAAATCCGTATTGAACGTTTTTGGGAACGTATTTGGTATGTACTATTCTATAAGTATGCGCTTGATTTAATTCCGCACCAATTACATTATCGCCAAAAACCCAACTTATAGCCTTATGGTACTCGTCGTGTCGATACGGAGTCGCCGACAATCCCAACACTGCATCTGGACATATTCGCAGTAAATATCCGATAAGCTTCTTTGTAATTATTTGATGAAGTTCATCTACGATCAATAATTTAACATCTTTCCAAAAACATGGTGTTTTCTTACCTATATTTATTGCGTTTACGATATAAAAATTTGAGTCCGTGACAAGATTATCGTCCGTGGGTTTAACGACGCTTACACGAGCGGACGAAAACGTATTTATACCAGCAATCCACTGATCTATTAAAATTAATTTGTTAACTACTATTAACGTTTTGACTTTTAGTTTAGAGGCTATAGATATCGCGGTTATAGTTTTACCAAATCCTGGCCTCGCCGACACAATTGCGCCACCTGTAGTGTTTAGTTTATCGATTATATATTCGTAAACGGCGAGTTGATCTTCGCGCAATTTACCCGTAAATTGTATGTTTTCGGTTGGAACTATTAATCTACGATGAATTTCATCTATCGTAGATCTCGCGAACGAAAACGGTAAATGTATTTTAGTATCGTATATTTCGAATATATCGGCTCCGTCACATACTAGAGTGTCTTGCAGATACTCTTTATCTTCATCTGTAAAAGAATCCAAATCCAATACTTCGGCCATTTTTATACTCGCCGTCGATTTATCTGGTGGAGTTCATATTCGAATCAGGAAACCGAATTTTTAAAATTAAACAAGTTACGTAGATGATTTAAAAATCTTAAAAATGATCTTAAATTAATTCTATAAACGTAAGAAATAAAATACTAAATCATGGATATTATACCTCCCGAAGTGTTGCAAGATATTCTTTCGAGATGCTCCGAGTACGCTCCTGTTTTGAAGGAAACGTGTTACGAATGGAACGATGTTTTATCGAATACGAGCGTACATAAAGTAGTATTGTCTTTCGAACAAATGGCCGAGCACGGTTATATCGATCTACTTACGTACGTAGGAAAAGATCGAATCGGTGAAAAAAGAATACCTTATATTCTGCGTCATGCCGCAAAAGGTGGACACTTTTGCGTTATGATTTTGGCGAAAGAATGGGGAGCTACTAATTACGATAACGCGTTGGAGTATGCTGCAACGAATGGTCAAATACCAGCTATGTATTTGGCGAAAAAATGGGGAGCTACCAAGTACGATTGGGCGTTGGATAATGCGGCGAAAAGTGGACATATACCGGCCATGTATTTGGCGAAAGAGTGGGGAGCTACCAATTACAATTGGGCGTTAGACAGTGCTGCTGCGAACGGACGCCTACAAGCCATGCATTTGGCAAAAGAATGGGGAGCAGATGAGTATGACTGGGCACTAGAAAGTGCGGCAAAAAATGGACAAATAACAGCTATGCACTCGTTAAAAGAGTGGGGTGCCACTGAGTACGGTTGGGCGTTAGACGGCGCGTCAAATAGTGGACAAATAACAGCCATGCATTTGGCGAAAGAATGGGGAGCTACCAATTACAACGAAGCATTAGACGGTGCGGCAACGAACGGACACTTACAAGCCATGCATTTGGCAAAAGAATGGGGAGCTACTAATTATGACGAAGCATTGATTAGTGCTGCTATAAAAGAACAAATACCAGCCATGCGTCTGTTGAAAAAATGGGGCGCAACTGCTTATGAGAGTGCATTATTTTATGGATCTCGGCATATCGAGGTTGTAGAATTATTAAAAGATTGGATGAATCGCGAACCTCTGCTGAATAATTACTGATTCGTCGATTAATTTATACCACATTTGGTATAAATATTGCATTCATGATACGATATTAGTACGCGTTGGCGCGACAATATGGATTATCACCACTAAAATTGTACGGTGCGGCAAAGCCCGCATATCCGACTTTTTTGATTTGAATATCTCTAAGATCGGCAATATATTGTTTTAGTATATTTAGTGCCCATATACCATTTGTTTGTTGGTCGTAATTAGATAATTCAGTACATATTTGAGATACAATATCCATCATATTTTCATTTGTTGGAACTGTTGCTATTAATTCGTTTAGTTTTGCACTTTTAACTGGCTCCGCTGATGGAGTTGGCGGATGAGAATTATCTTGAACCCCATTGGTTGGTTTAGTCTCGGTGTCGGGTTTCAAACGATCTATTGGAACATCGCCCCTAAATAAACATCCTTGAGGATTAACAAGAGACGATTTAAGCGTATAATTTTCCCTAGGATAAACTAGTTTAGTAGATGATAGTGTAGTGAAATCGTTTGTATTCATATCTTTGATTGTTAACAATGATTTCACCAGTGTTAATTTAGATTCTTGGGGCAAATCGGGACACACATCCGATACCAAAGTTAACAGTTTTTCATGAGGCGATTGGTCGGCTTCGGTTAAAGTTCCATCGTTCGCGAAGCGCCAGGCACAACAAGCAGATGGTGGATTTGTAGATGGATTTGTAGATGGATTTGTAGATGGATTTGTAGTACTACTGGGTTTTACATCGGTTATGTGAATGGTTTCGGGTTCAATTCGAATCGTAACGGATCGAGTGTCGGCAACAATTATATTAACGTTTCCGATAGAGATGGTCGTCATTTTAAATCAACAAGATAATAAGTTATCTATAACTTAAGGACCAAATAATGTGTAAAATTGATTATAAAAAATACAAATAAAATAAATATTTCACAATTAATTAATAATGGATTCGGAAGAGAAGGCTTTAATACTGCAGGAACGTCTGTATGACAAAAACGTGACAGGTTATACTAACGTCATGGGTGAGTTTATATCATGCGAATACGAAAGCGATGATAGTTCTGACGACGACGATTTTGCAGATTTGACACCCGAAGAATTACAAGAGATGAGCAAACATAAGGAACTATTGAATAAACTCGACACACTAGTCGAACGTCAAGCCGCATCTTCGCCAAAAACAACTTGCGTCGAAGAACAATCGGAATTACTTCAAGCTCGATCAAAATTGATCGAGTGGATATTTCGAGATGAATAGATTATAATTATTAATTATCTATACAACATATTGTATAGATTATAATTACCAATGCAATTACATACAATTGTATCTAATATACATAGCCATTTGTCTACATATCATTTTTTGGTGTTCATCAAGTTCGTCGTATTTAAGATTAGATCGTGCCAGTTTATTTCTGCTATTTAAACTTTTTCCAGGCGCGACATAAAGAGATGAGTTACCATTTGCAGATTTCCATGGCTTATGAGTATACCAATAGGAATAACACGCTCGCCATCCATCGTGAACTGCTGCTGCGATTTCATCGATCGAAGACTTATAATTAGTGGTCTCGAGTGCATGACCTATTCTACTAATGTTGATATCGACTCCCCATTGTCCAGGGGCATGTTTATGATGTTTAGCGTCGACCCACCTATTTATTCGTTCTATATGGTCATTCATGCCGATCGAGTGATCGTATAGCGTTTTATTTAACGATCGCGTCGAAATAATTGGTATATAATATTTATATTTACCGTCCGCCGTACATTCAGCCATTATACTTATATTTAATCGTGGTAAAAATACGTGCATTAAATTTCATTTTTCGTCTCGGATGATTCTGCATCGATATTTGCTTGATCTAATACGATATTTTGATGATTTAAATCGACGTCATCTTTAACTGTATTATTTTGTTGAGTTTCTGTTTCGTACAGTTTCAAACCGGGTATAGGTGTCACCTCGCAATCCACACAGTCGTTTTTTTGAGATTCCATAAAAGAATAAAGTTCTTGTCTCGGGGGTGGTCTGCTTAAAACGCGTTCGATGTCCATTTGGTGTGAAATAACGGTATCGATCGATTGTTGCTGACTTACTATCCGATTATACAAATAATATCCACCGATTGCGATAGCAATTAAACATACACACCCTAATATGATTCCAATGTATGTTGTCATTTTGTGTATACAATATCTATTCTTTACCTTTGAATTTATTTGATACTTTTGCAATACACGAGCGTTAACGGATGCATTACAGTAGTACCATTGGCCGTATATTTAATTTTTCCAATTTCCGTTCTATATTGTTCTTCCGTCATATAGCCTCCGTATGCGATCATAAGTTCTATAGGCGGAGAAGGTACGATGTCTATAAGTTCACCTTGTTCTTTGGATACAATAATAGATAAATATCTAGAACTGTTTGAAAATAATGGGTCGGATTCTCTAACTTGTGCAAAGGCTTTTGCACAATTGTACGAACAAAAAGTCCCATATGTCATATATTCGTTAGAAGATTGTTTATTGTTATGTTTAATATCTATATGTTTTGGGATTAAATATATGGGACACCCTATAACATTGTTTGTTATCAACGTACAATACATACATCGATTCGCAGTATTAAAATTCGGTGTAACATCGACCACACACGACGACGTATTACCGTGTGTGTAGTTACACACATCTGTTATTACTAATTTAGTAACCTTTCTATTGGTCATTTTAATTTAATAACGACATATCGAATAAGATATACAAAATAATATAAAACATGATTTTCGAACATAGTCAGTATTATTAATTAATAACTATTAAAATGGCGGAGTTAATCGATACTTGCGAAAAGTGTTTTTCGGAAATCGAAGAAAAACTCCCAGAATTAGCACAGCAGATAGTAGCCATCTGCGGATCTACAAAAGGGTCCGCCGTTGAAAAAAGTATAGCTTCCATGTCTGAAACTGAAGGGGAAATGTTAGACGCAAAATATCGTTTGTATAACAAAATGCTTTACATCGCGGATTTGGCGTTTGATTATCGCGAGTATATTAGCGGTAATTTTTTTTAAAATGTAAATTAAGTAATTCTACACTATATATAGTGTAGAATATGACATAAAATAACCTTTCTACTTATTTTATATGTCTTGGCAATTCACCCATTTCTATTAGTTTGTCTATCGAACACATTTGTTCGACGACTTTCATTGCCAAGTTTTTAAGAGATTTTACGGCAAACATATCGTGCACGCAATAAACCAAATCGATAACAGTATCAAACCATTTCAGCGGTATCCATCCCGAATCGATTATTATTCCCATTTCATCATCGGCTAAATCGCATGTATATTTCATCTCGTTCAAATCCATTTCGGCTTCGCTGTCGAAAGGAATTACCTCGTTGAATTTAATCAATCTTAAATGATTTATGTTATCGTAACGTTTATTGGTACGATGTGCTATTACGAATGATAGCACGTTTAATTGATCACTTATCGGTGAAATATAAAACGCATATTTCCACCAATCGTTTATTTTTCTACAAAGAATATATATTTTTTTGACATTTTCGGATACGTGTTTACTGGACGATTTAAACGAGGATGTGTCCACACTTCTTGGCCAACCGTATACTACAGGATTTAGATAGTTTTTTTCTATACATCGTATTATTGTCCGAATATTTGACGCATCGAATAATGACATTTTGTTGTTAAAACGATGTTTTTGAGTTAAACCTTATTCAGTTTTTGTTTAGAAATAAACAAAATATTAAGCCATCTTTCTACTTTACATTTAAAGTAGAATACATAATTGTTTAAACAATATTATTAGTTTCAGAAGATTGCAAACTTTCTGCGTCTTTTGGTGCCAAAATTTCCACGGATTGACAATTTCTTTCCTCTGGAGCTTTTATACCGAACGCGAACGTTCGATCCGTTTGAATTTCATCTACGTATTTATTAATAACCAAACTCAATCGTATAAATGATCTAATGGTCTCGATCGAAAAATTTTCGAGCGTAAATTGTAGCTCTTGTGGATATTTAGAATTCGTGCAAACCTTAATCAAATTATTTTCAAGAATTAACGTTAGTATACCTAACGTTAAATCCACGTGTTGGTTACCTACGAGGTACGACGAATCACAAATATCGTAATCGCATTCGGATCCGTAAGAAATTGTACATTGTCCTTTGTACACGCGTAAATTTAAAGCGCTCATGTTTAATTAATAATTTTGAATTTAATGCGAATCACAAATTCACATTCGATTTCGAAAATGCAAAGAAATTGCCCAATTTGGTTCCGTATAGCGAGTGTATCGTTCCGTTTCGAGTCATCGTCGATTCGATATTTTTAAGTAAAGGCATATACATATATGGATTGTCTAAAATCTTATTCATAACGGGATCGTAATCTATCGTATCTGGATTTACCGCGTACGATCCTATACAATCTCCGACGTAACGAGTTATAAACGGACTCGCTGGATTTAAAGAGCTAAACTGTTGAGTAATTAATTTACAATCGTGAGAACCGTACGGATTGGTTCTCATATCTACTCTATATTTCTCCATAGCGGTATTTCTAATCATGAGATCTCCGCTATCCATTCCGACTGCAAATGATCCATCGTTATATATCGGAACGTTTTTAGAATACAAAGTACCATTTTGTCTACTCGCGGTTTCACATGCACCGTCCCACATTTTAGAACACCGCTGAGCCAATAATATTTGACATTCCGGAGAGTTTTGTCCGTAAGCGGACGTATCGCCGCCGCGATTAAAGCGTTGCATGGGTTCGGACCCGACACAAACCGTAATCGGATCGTTTGCGAATACAGGCAACGAATTATTAGGCGAATTTCCAAACCCCAATATTCTTTTATAAGACATTTTTACTGTTCGATAAGAATATATTCTTAAGAAATGACCGAGGTTTTATTTGATATCTTTCCGCGCCATATGTGGAGAGGAAAACCGTTTTCGCTAAATTATTTCGCGATTAAATTTGTTCTGCAACATTGAATGCTTCGACGCAATCAACCGCATTCATTTTATACTCCATCGAACACCCCGTACCACACCACGTAGAAAACACAACTATGTCATTTTCTACAGAAATACCACAGCCATCAAACTCCAGCTTCTTATTCGAGCGATTTTCACACGCATCGATCAATTGTCTCCATTTTTGTTTATTTAAAATAGTTGGCAGGTTGATCGTGAAATTATCCGTGGAAAAGGAAAGAGAAGTGGATTCGTTTTCTTCGTCGATTTCAATTTGCGCGACTAGTTTGCTTTTCATGTTTATGGTTAATTGTATTTAATTCGGTTTAAACTTAACGTAAATTTTCATATTTATTAGGTTTGAAAGAATATATAAAATAAGATTAAGAATAAGCAAATTTTAAAAAATGCATAAACCACGCAAACTTATAGTTAACGGTGTGTCAATTCACATCGTATGGTCCAAGCGCATGACCAAATCACGTGCGAAAATTATTGTAAACGGTAAACACTTTTGGATACAATTGAGCGAACCGCTCTTACAGTCCAAAGAAGACATTTCAGATGCGGTTACTGAATTATTTCATAAAAGCGCTCTGATATTAACCGATGATAAACAGTTACACGTTAGAGGTAAGAAGATGGGATCTGGAGGTTTTTCGAGTGTATATTTGTGCGCGGACAATCCGGAATTGGTTATTAAAACAAACGAATACGTTAATCTTAAAAACTTTACTAAAGCCAATCCATTAAAAAACGAAATATTAGCCTATACTATATTCGAAAAAGCTAATATAGACTTCGATAAAAGATTTGTTCCTAAATATCACGGTTGTTCGGGTGACGAATGTATTTTACTCGAACGATATCACACGGATTTGCGCAAAGTATCTAAAATTATGGACGATGATAAAATAAATGCAATTATAATAGATATTATTACTAGTTTAGAATTTATACATTCTTCGGGACTCGTACATTGCGACGTTAAACAGGGTAATGTTTTTTTAGACTCAGATCATCGAGCAGTGTTGGGGGACTTTGGATTTTCAAAACCGTATATTACAAAACCATCTGGTATATCTTATACAAAATCTAGATACGGTACGTTAGCGTATATGAGTAGAGACGTTCACGATCGAATACAACCTACCAGAAGAACGGATATAGAAACATTAGGATGGGTTATAATAGAATTACTAAAAGGAGTATTGCCGTGGAAAACGTGTATGTCGGTGGATACGGTGGGATTATACAAACATAATGTTTTTCGAGACGTAAATAAATTTTTATCCGAATGTTTTGTGGACGCGGTACCACCCTCTATAATTCAATATTTAAATTACGTACAAAAAATGGCATATCACGACGAACCACATTATGTCAGTCTTAAACAAATGTTTAGTTCAACGTAAATAAAGCATAATAGTAGCATCTTAAAATGGATAAGATAGTGATTGAACGAATACCTCGTATGGAAGCGAATGAAATACTTGCCGCACCGTTTAAGAAAATGCCTATATTATATTTAGAAATAATAGAAAATAAACTTAGAATTAAACCCGATGTAATAAATAAACCGTACGATCCTCCGAAATCTATGTCTATCGATATTCAACCGAACAAACGATCTACCGTACCGAAACCCGATCCAATAAAATATATAGATAAAGACGAAGCGTCGATTGAAGAAGAACAGATTGAATTCGATGAGGACGCAGATATGGACAATCACGATACAGAATATAACGAGGCGGATGATTTCGAAGAAGATAAAGAAATATCAGAAAATCTCGATGGCCGATCGGAGAAAAACACTATAGATCAACAAGATTCGTATAGGCCCCCGACTCTTATAGAACTTCAAGCGTTACATCCGGAAGAAACTATTCTGAAAAAAGAATATAAATATCCTCATTCCGATGATGAGGCGACCGCGAAAAGACGAAACGAAGTATATTTTCAATATCAAGTGCTTAAACGCATGCATCCTTCTGCTCCTATACCAGAATTTACCATGTATTCCGATCCAGAATTAATGGGTAAAAAATACGATATGTTGGCAAAAAATTTATCGTTGGATTCTAGCGTCGAAAATTGGAAACGATACATGATTATATTCGTTATGGGTTTAGAAGTTGTACTCGGTAAATTGTCGTTCGACGTCGAGGGGTTCGCTCAACAGCAGTTGGTTCAAATGAGCACATACGATTCTCTTTTGGTCGAAATGGCTGAAAAATCTTATACACCTAATGGTAAAAGTAAATGGCCCGTGGAAATTAGATTATTGATGCTTCTTACCGTTAATATGACAATGTTTATCGTGTGTAGAATGATACAAAAACGAACTGGAACTAATTTACTCGGGTCTATAAATCAACAACTAAACCACGGACAAGACGAACGTCTTATGCGCACACCGCCGGAATCTTAATAAGATTTTACACGTATAACACTAAAAACGACATCAGAAAGTATTTCGAATTTATCTACGTATAATAAGCGAGACTTTTGGAAGGAAACAGAATTGAATGCTAAACAAAAGAAGAGTCGTAGTTGGTCGCTAATTGGACGAATACGCATTTGAATATATCGATCGAGTAATACATATCTGTTAAGTAATTGCATCATGACGTCGTCTTCTAATGATAGCGTGTTCACGTCTTCTAAAGCGACAACACCTTCATTGTGGCACAGTAAACAGGGAGTGTTGAACTTGGTGACTGTAAACGGCGAATTGGTGGTTGAAAAGAAATCTTCTGTTATAGATTATTCTATAGAGATGGAATACAAGATAGGAAGAGTTCTCAATACGTTAAATTCGGAACATTTTTGTAAATATTACGACACTGTTCAAGATGATAAGACTCCAAATAGCGCTCGAAAAAAACTTCGTATGGAATGGATACACGGACCCACACTACACGATGCCGTTATGACAGAAATAGAACTGCGTAGTATGTTAGGAAGAACGCTAGCTATTACGGCAGTGTTGAACGAAGAATTGTACATCAGCCATAACGATTTACATACTCGTAATGTACTTGTAAAACCGTGCTATGTAGATGTGTGTGTATACATATATTCCGACGGAGAAGAATTGGCAGCGCAAAGTTATGGAAATACTCCTGTAATTATAGATTTTGGAATGAGTTTTCCGGGTATAGCTTGTGACACCATGATGATGCCGATTGGTTACGCGTATATAGGATATTTTCCTCACGAGATCGATACGTACGCAGACGCTCGGCGATTAATCTGTATGTCTAAAGTGTCGGACGATATAAAAAAATTAGTTCGCTCAAGCTATATATCAGAAGAAGGTTGGTTCAAAGAATACACCTTTCAATGTATGGAAACTAAACTACAAGAAGAATTGAGTCATTACGTTTATTCGGATAACTTGATATCGATATTTACCGCGCATATTCGAATGCCTTTGCGTAAAATTAATCACTCTATCGAATTAAGAAAGGCATTCGGTGAGCTGGACAACGAACTTACCGATGCGGATATTAAAAATTTATTGGACGGTAATATCGACTATCTTAAAATAAAATACACACGTCTTGCAATCAAACGATTTCTCGCTCAGTGTAAAAATGTTATTATCGCTTTAAATAATTATATATATCACAACGTCGTAAGTATGTCAAAACAGAAACAATTTTTGTATAACAAACGTAAATATCATAATTCTAGAGACATCGCACGAATCTTAATGGCGGATAAAATAAAGTATATTAGCGGTACGAAAGTATCGATGTATGACGCTAAAAACTTTAAAACAGTTGAAGTCGTATTGACTGCGCAAGATTGTGAAAGGTTAAATAACGGAAACCTGAAATTTAGAAATATTATACAACGATACGAATAAAATAATGGCATATTCTAATGTAATAAATAAATACGTAAATTCGAGATGGATTGTCGCACAAATTCAATACGATGCGGACATGGGAATAAATTTGTGTGATATTATCATCAGATTCGAAAATAACGGATACGGTTTTAATCATCCTTCGTTCACAAAACTCAAAAAAAGAATACAAGAACAAGACGATTATATATCGAATCCTCCAGACGTTGCAGAAGGTGTTGTAAAATGTATCTGCGGTAGCAGAAAAGTTTATTCCGTTAGCGTTCAAACTAGAGCGTCAGACGAACCCATGAGTACTCGAGCGTTTTGTACCGAGTGTAAACGTAGCTGGACTCAAAATTGCTAATCAATACGATTGTAATCTACTTTACATTTAAAGTAGATGATTTCGTTTACCGTTCGTGTGTATTCGTCAATATTATTGATGTGTTAGTTAGCGAGTGAAAATGATATATATATATTTACAGTATTAAATTTAAGTATTGAAGTGATTTAATTACTACTAATTCACAATGAAGGTTTTACTTTTTGAGATATATTTTTCAGTGAATGATGTCACAGAAGAACCCTTCTATGATGATTTCATTAAACAACTCGAGGAGGTAAACTCTTCATGTGACATTTATTTTCCAGATTTATTAAGTGGGAGTTGTAGTTGTGTAGTTTTGCATGTGATAATGGATGATAATGTAGAGTTTGTCATCCCACAGGACTACAAATCCATGTGCGACTTGCATGTTGCAAGTTGTATATGTGTGTAGGTTCTCAAACTTTCTTGACCACATATGGTCAAGAAAATGGTTACATAAAGTAGATAGCGTGTTTTAAAAAATAAACTATTGATAGTGTCTTTATTTTTTCCAAATCTATCGATCTTAAATATGAATTTGTATATGTAATGTTACGATTATATTTAAAGAAGTTAAACATGACTACGTTTGCAATTATTGCAGTGTTGGTAGTATTTAGTTGCTACACCGACGGGTTTTCTATATTTAGGTGTCCTGGAAAAGTCGAACCAAGTTATTCGGCTCATAAAGAAGGAGACGCGTTGAATTTAACGTGTACGTTACAATCATACGTTAAATCTAACTTAACCAGTGCGAATTTGTATTTTGTTTCGGTCTATTTGAACAGAATAAATACAAATTTAAGTGGTACGTACAAAATTGTCGATGATAAATCGGTAATTTTTACGATTTCAAACATATCCAGAGAAACTGGAACCACATTCAAATGTCTCATTAACGATTCCAGTATCACCGGAGATACTTTTGACACGTTCGTTGGAAGCGCAATCGTAGATATAGGAGTGCCTCCGGTACCGGTGGAGGTACTTAAGATAGAATATCGTACCGGTACTATGGTCGTGAATTGGTGTCCCGACGTATTTCAAGAAGATCCAGTTCTATATAAAGCCGAGTGGAACACAACACGATTGAACCAAATCGAAAATTGTTCGCTCGTCGGTAGATGTTCGTGTATCTTTTGTGGACGATTTTCCCAACACGACGCGTGTGTAAATAAATCTATTACATATTTTCCGCACAGAAAATATAATTTAAACATCGTATCTAGAAATATCTACGGGACGAGAAGCGATAAGTTTACTATCCTTGTGAGACCGGATGTGATTTAAAAACCCGAAACATATGTGTTCCAGGGTATATATTTTCTACAACAAATTTGTTGTAGAAATTCTCATTCACATTTGTGTATAGTTAATAGCAAATGTGAATGAGTGTATGTAATGTTATTAAAACCATTTAGAAGTTAACTATGGCTGCGTTTGCAATTATTATCTCGATAGTATTTAGTTGCTACGCCAATGGGTTTTTGTTTCCAGACCAAGTTAACCATTATGCAATACTTAAAGAAGGAGACACGTTAAAATCAACGTGTGTGTTAGAGTCGGCTAGTAAATCCGAATTAACCATTGCGGATTTGTATTTTATTTCGATTCATATGGACGAAATAAGTGTTAATTCGGATAGCACGTTAACGATTGTCGGCAAAGGATTGTATATCTTATGTACACAATCCTTTCAACACGACAATTGTACAAATCAATCTGTTACATATTTTCCACGGAGAAAATACAATTTAAATATTGTTTCTGACACTCTCTACGAAATTGAAAGCGATCAGGTTGTTATTTTTCCAAAACTCGTGTGTATTTACACTAATATGGGTCTTTGAAAAATAACACAAACGCGTCTAAACAAAATATTGTTTAGACATATATTTATTAACCTCTTAAGACACAGTTGTCAGTAAAATGAATAATATATTCGGTCTCGGAAAACTAAACACGACGTTTATCTAGAATATCTATGAAACCCAAATATGAATTTGTGTATGTAATGTTATATTTAAAAGTTAACAATTATGACTTCGTTTGCAATTATCATCGCGATAGTATTTAGTTGCTACGTCGATGGGTTTCTATATCCCGACAGAATTAAACGGGATTTAATACATAAAAAAGGAGACACGTTAGAATTAACGTGTGTGTTGCAATCTGGCTTAACCGATGCGTATCTGTATTTTATTTCGCTCCACATGGATGAAATAAATGTTAATTCAGATGGCACCCACGCAATTGTCGGTACAGGTTCGTATACGTTGTGTAGACGAACCTCACAACATGGCACCTGTGTAAAACAATCTGTTACACATTTTTCTCAGAAAAAATATACTTTAAACATTGTATCTGACAGTTTCTACGAAATTAAAAGCGACGATTCTGTTAGTTTTCCGCGACTTGGATGTGTTATTTTGAACACCTAAGTTTTTGAAGTAACACCAAACGCGTCTAAACAAAATATTGTTTAGACATATAATTATTAAACGTGTGATAATATATACGATTTCGATTTCACGATACTCGCGCACGATACTATCACTCCGGGAATAATTACACCGTGGATGTACGCCATAAATAATAATCGTTCCGGACATATCGCATTTAATTTGTTAATTCCATACGTCGCACATCCAATTACGAATGACGATAAAATTGTCGCGATACCCAACGTGACTTTTGCTAATTTAGTATTATTAACGCATATGCGATTATATAATTTAAGCAACAATAATACTGTTGGTACGTAAATGCATCCGCACGATAATCCCGCAAATAACGTTAAATGACATTCGGATGCAACTGCTAATGAAATCACGTTTACCGAAAAATGTAATATATTTATAACTGCAAATATCATCGACGCTATCGGAGTGGTCATTAATATAAAAGACATCGTTTGTTTTAATTTAAAGTTACATTATTCAATAAAACTAAATAGTTGTGGTTTCCACAGTAAATATATTGTGGAAATTATGTTTAGTACGTTTAACGACGCGTATCATATCTACCAGTTATTGCATATATGCTCGGAAAGCACCAATAAGTTAACATGCCTAAATCTACAAAACATTGTGCACGGTTGCGGCAAAATTTCCAACGGTTTTGATGTTTTTGTATATCCAAATCGGTCAATTCCGCTGGAGTACGCCACATTAAAGGATGTGGCACATCGTCCATCTCATACATTTGTTTAATAGGTTTTAGATTTTGAGGCAATGTTTTACACCGTTCTTGAAATAGTGCGTGCAATTTAGCCATAGCAGTGGGTCTATTTTTGCTCAATTCTTTCAATTCGTGTAATTTTTTTTCATTACGTTGCGCGTCTTCGAAACAAGCTTCGCATAACCCGTGCGTTGCGTAATAATAGTCTTTAACATTTACATCAAATTGTTTTCCGCTTATAGCGCGCACCGATGTATCCGTGCATTTATTGCAAATACCTCGAATCGGTTGTTCTTCGTATTGCGCATGGTGTGAATATTCACAACTATCGCATACTGCGCACGAATTAGAATAAGCACTGCAATCCGATTCGCAACACTCCCCGGCCCAAACGTAGGTTACAATTCCATCGTCGCATTGTCTGCACGAGTGTTTATCTGGAACCATATCACCACCGTTAGAAACGCTATCCGATTCGTAAAAGGCCATTTTATTGTTTTACAATCGTTATTAGTAATGGTAAAGTAATCGATAGTTGAAAAATAAATTATGGTTTTGTTTTATTACTCGCGATACTTATTACTCCGAGAATAATAATTACTACGATGAGACAAACGATTAACGCGAATAGTATCAATGGTAGTATAACAGGAACTGGAGGTATAGGCGGTGGGGGCGGTGGATCGCGCGTCGAGTTATCCGGATACATCGTATAAGTTTTGCCAACGTTATATATTGGTACAGAAGACATTTTAGTCTAGTCATATTATTATTACATACTCTATTGTTTTTGTTTTTGGTTTTGCTTATTGTTTCCGGACACTGTAGTAATTATCGTTCCTATTAGGCCTACGGCTACTAGTGCTCCACCTCCGTACAAAAGCCACGTTGTGCCCGCCATTTCTTTAACGCCAGAAGAATTTATTTGATCCGGAGAATACGCAAAATATCCCGGACCATCTACAGTTCCTTTATAATTCCACGTCGCGGACGAATATAAATATACATTAAACGCTGTAGGATCTTCTGAATCGTATACTACTACAACGTCGTTGTCCGACCCTTGTTGAGATTGTTGTGGTGGTTTATTTTGCGCGGTGAGTTTAGAAAATTTAGAAGTAATTATTGTACCGCGTTGTTTCCAAGCTAACGTTAATTGATACCAAAACGAATTACTTGTATCGATCCAAATATCTCCTCTCGTAAGATTAGGTATCGTATCCGGCGGTTTAGTAGGTCCTGAATACATAACCGGAGCTCTTATTAAATTAGCATTGTCTTCGCCGATACTAGTTCTACAAGATTTTGACACCGATTTATAAATTTTAGTCTGAGGCGGTTTTACGTACGTATAACTTCCAGTGGGCGTGATATTTAACGCCTTCCAATCGAATGCCGCACAATCCGCAGATTTCGAACAATAATCGGCGGCGGTAGCTACGCTTTCGTACGAGGTTAACGGATTAGGATGAGCGGGGTCTGCCAAACATTCCGGAGTATTTTCTATAAATTTAGAATACGCTTTGATGGGAAAATTCGGAGTTTGTGTATAATAATATATAATAATCATTATAACACCCGCTATCATCATAATAGGAAAAAGATATTTTAAGATATCTTTACCGACGACGGCAGCTCCTACCGTTGGTACCCCGAGTACCACAGCCAATATTCCAACGATCACCCAAGGTGATAACCCTTGCGACGTTGCAGAAGAATCTTGCGTTAATTTCAATATAATAGCTTGCAATGTTTCGGAATTGCTTATAGACGTTTGAATACAATTCGTAAATATATCCGCAATTTGCTCGAAAAGATTATTTTCTATAATTACCGATCCGATAACGTGTTCTATTATAATTTTCTGTTCCTGAGATGCTAATGCTGCACAGGACTGACTAATAGTAGTCGTTAATTCTATAGACGTTTGAATAAACACATCTAAATCGTTAGACGCTTCCGAGTACTGTCCAAGGTTTAATCCAGACGTTAACGCTTTTGCAGATTGAGCGAGTTCCAATGCCAAATTTTGTTGAGCGGATTCTGAAGTCATAGCGTTAAACAGCGCTTGCATATTAATAAATGCGTGTTGAATCATCGTATTTCCTCTAATAATTACATCTCCTTTAATGTCTTTAATGTATATAATCTGAGAAGAATCGTAGCTTATCTTGGTATCCTGTACTATTTTTGATGTAACTTTTGCTACCGCATTAATCACGACATTTGTAGCGTTATATGAAATAGAACCTCCCATTTTTCAATCAGACTTATTAAAGTTTAGTTATTTAGTTATTATATTAGAAGCAATAAAATATTTTATACGAGGTTAAACTTTATAAGTTCTGGTACAAAATATGTGATGCATTGTATACGAACAGACGTGCCAGTGTCGTGTTTGCTGCGATAATCACCGAGGCTGACGAAACCTAGTCGGTGTGTATATATTATACGTGATTTGTCCAATTCTGTAGTGGGTTGCACGAGCATACGAGCTGGAAATATAAAATCTGGTGCGTATTGTGGATCTTGAAACATAACGGATATAGCACGATTATTTGGATAAGTATCTAACCTTTTTAAAGGAGGAATTACGGTGGCTCCGGTAGATATAACTTTTTTGTCGCACCATACGGTTCCTGCAATGCCGTAAGACACCATACCGTTTAATTCTACTCGTTGATTAGAATACCCGTTTTTATACAAGTTTTCTAAAAAACTATGCGCCGTATGATCGCCTTCGGTAAATAATCTATCGTTTGATCTTATATTTCTCTTTTGTTCGTAGTCGGTTAAACTCGGATAAACCGTTTTTAATGCTTTAAATAGTCGTTCCTTGTCCACGAATGGTAATATAACGACACCTTGCCACGCATACTTTTTACCGTTTAAATCGACGCGAAATGTTTTTGGATAAAAATCTATAATAGGAGATTTTGGATCGGTCATTAATTTTTGCCAAGACGGTGGTACAAACTCTTTACTGGCTGCGGGAAGAACGCTCATGAGCTGTTCGAGAGGTCTTAACGGTTTGGTGTTTGGTGCAAACTTAATTACGATATTGTCTATATCGATAAAATCCGACGCAAATGGTGCGTAATAATACGGAAAATACCAATCCCAAGACGGGCATCCTTGATAATAATATTGCAGAACCCAGCATATTCCGATTACATACTCTTTAGCTAAATTTCGACGTAGTACTTCATCATCTGTTTCGAATTTATCGACGTAATATCGATGATGCCAACCATCTTCCCATAATTTTACGTTATCGTCTGCATCGTTAGAATGTATAGTAGCCTGTTTACGCGCTTCTTTTATGGCCTCGTGCGGATTAATCAACGGACGCGGACCGTTTCCTATAGCGACCGGTGCAAACTGTTCTCCGGGTACGAATTTATGGGCGTAACGATTTTTTCTGGTGTCGCGTTGGTGGGCTTTTAAATCGGTAACTCTTCTTTTTCTAAAAATCGAGGATTCCATTTCGCCTAAATTCGTAAGAATAAGCTGAAGCAGTTTAAGATTAACCGTACCGCTGCTAGTTAAATATTCTTTCGATGTTTCAACGGTATTTTTATAAATCGAAACGAGTCTATCGATCGCACCCTCGTGTATTTCTAAGGATGGAATATGAGGTAGAAAATCGTTACCTACGAAAAAACACATCAGAACCCAATCATCTATCGCGCGTTCGAGATCTTGCTCGAATTGATTGGGTATCGTTAGTTCCTCGCGAAGATAATTTCGTAATCTATTCAAATGTATAAATATAAATTCGGTATCTGACCCGATTGTTTGACGATGGTGCGTACCCGTATTTGGTATATACCCCGGGCAATCGTTCATTTCGTGTCCTTGCTGACAACATATTTCGCAATTTCTAGGTTGGTTTGGTTTAAATTCTTCTCGAATAATAGTGAAATACGGTTCGTGGGTTGTTAAACCAAGCATTATTAAATCGGCGTCGGCTCCGCAAAAACAATGACGCATATTTGTGTCGTAATATGGCTGCGATCGTTGGCGTCTAATATACTCCATAATTTTATGCTCTCCTTCTCCCGCCACATTGGCATCCGATAATATAACGGTTAAATGCTTCCATCCGGAATCCGTATTTAGCCGGTAATAAATATAATATCGTAAATATCCCGCGAGACGATACATAAATTCTGTTCCGGGTGTAATACAATTACTATCAAAATGATACGTTTGTTTATCTGGAGGAACTTGCAACCCCATATTTCTCATATTATCTTTAACTTTAGCAATTTGTATCGCCTTTTCTTCGCTTTCTGCGGCGGCACGAAATCTACGAGAACGTTGTTGATTCATTTTAGCTCGAGGAGCTACACCATCGATTGCCATGTATAACAAACGCCGCGGCCGTACTATGGCAAATATTCTATCGATATAATCGAATATATTCATCATCATCTCGGTTTCGTTCTTCGGTGGAGGTTTATTTTCCGGATGACAACACGGATGAATAATCCCGTTCATATCTAAATACAAGTTGTCGAATTCCTCACCGTTTGGGTTTTTTAAACTCGTGTCGATCGGAATTTTAACGTCGTTAATATACCTCGTTTTTTGTTCGATACATTTGGATATAATTAACGGATATTTTCGAGTTAACCATCTAAAAAATGCCGGAACTCCCATATTAGTCTTTTAAATCTTAAAACGATTATTTTATGATATTTATACCAAATGTGGTATAAATAATTTACTTATTCTATCGAAATTAAAAAACTAATTGGCCTCCCCACTTTTTCGCCAACAGGTACGCTTCCGTGTGACCGCAATCTACCGCGCAATTTAGCGCTTTATCGAAGTCGGTGGCTCCCCATTCTTTTAACAAACGCATTGCTACTATTTGTCCGCGCAATGCCGCGTGGCATAAAGCCCAATAATAATCGGCGGCTCCCCATTCTTTCAACAAGTGCATTGCTTCTACTTTACCGCCTTCTGCCGCATAGTTTAACGCCGTGTTGAAGTTAGTGGCTCCCCACTTTTTCAACAAAAGCATCGCTTTTATTTTACCGCTTTCGGCTGCGAAAAATAACGCTTCGTCGTAATTAGTGGCGCCCCACTCTTTTAATAAGTTCATAGCTTCTACATGATCACCTTCTGCCGCATAGTCTAGCGACTGTTTGTAATCAGTAGTTCCCCACTCTTTTAATAAACGCATGGTTGATATATGTCCACCCCCCGAAGCATAACTTAGCAAAGTATTTATTCGTTCTTTTACGAAAGAACTATCTTCGCCAATGTCCTTCAATAACGCGTCATGTCCACGCTCGGCCAACGATGTAATGGTCAATATAGGTCGCGATATAGTCATCGTTTCCAAAATATTTTTCCACTCGCGACACGTTCTTTTTAAAACCGGAGCATACTCCGAACACCTAAAAAGAATATCGTGCAGCAATATCGTATTCATGGTCGCGTTAAAATCTAATTTCGTTATTTAAAATGTTAAATCATATTTTAATAATAGTTTACACACTCGGCGTATTTTTAAGAGGCTAGAATGTATTGTTCGTATTAATTTAAATCAATTGTATTTTATTTCGAATATGAAGTTTAATGGGATATAAACGTGTAGCACTAAATCAAACATGACTACGTACTCGGTGGAACGAAATTTCATGGATAATATATATATGACGTCTATGTGCGTTATTACTCCGATAATAGTCACGTTTGCAACCACACTAGTAACATTGTTAATAAATGCGTTTACATCGATATGTAAATTCGTTAAAACGAAAATAGTAGAGTTTTGGTATCCCCAGGAATGTATGATATTTATCGAATACACGGATGATATAAGTCAAGAAAAACATAAATGTTTGGTAAATAGTATTCTTGATTATATTACAACGAAATCTGTATATTGTACGTCGATGAAGTGCACAATAACGGATGGTACGAATCTCAAGTCCACAAAAGATTCTATATTATCGAGAAAACACATATTATTACCAAATACACCCGTTAGTATTGAAAACTTTAAAGTTTGGATGACTACTACCGTTATTGAAAAAAATACAACGTATAAATTAATCATCAGTCATCCGACTTCAACCGAAGAAATTTATAACTTTATGAACAAATGTCTTTCAACGTATGTCAATTCGATATACGTTGAAGATACAAATCAATATTATTACGAATTGATTAACGCTAATGCGTGTGTCTATACATTTAATAAATTTAACATTTCTAATAACACCACTACGTTTGACTCGTTATTTCTTCCAGAAAAAAATAAAATCATCGAATTGCTAGATAAGTTTACAGAAGGTAAGTTAGACAAACTAGCACTATTACTCGAAGGTAAACCAGGGGTTGGAAAAACATCTATAATTAAAGCGATAGCCAAAAAAATGAAATATTCCGTTATTTCCGTCAAGTTATCCGCCGTACAATCGGACAACCAGTTTAAAAAAATATTTCACACACAATTAGTGCCGTACGGCAATGTAAATACTATTGGCACGAATTACGATGTAGTACCATTAAATAAACGTATATATATATTAGAAGATATCGACGCAGAAGGATCGGTTGTTCATAAACGAATGGATCCGTTGTTAGATGCACAGTGTTTATCCACTAAAGACGATTTAATAAATACGTTAAAAGAAGTTACGTCGCAGAGCGCATTAACTTTAGCGGGAATATTAAATACGTTAGACGGCATATTAGAACTTAATACTATATTGATTATAACAACGAATCATAAGGAAAAGTTGGACGAAGCTCTTATTCGTCCCGGTCGAATAACGATGTCGTTACATTTAACAAAAATGACGTCTGAATACGCGAAACAATTAATACACAATAAATTTGGATCGTCTATAGATATTCGAGACGGCATTTTTACACCGGCCATGTTGGCTTCGTATTGTCAGATTGCAACAAATATTAAAGAGCTTAAAGATATGGTAGATAAATACATCGATAAATGCACCGATGTTATCGAGTAGATAATAGTATTCGTATTTATACCATATGTGGTATAAATATATAAATTTGTATCTTCAATTATTGAGTTCTCGCGTTTACGATAGCTCCGCATTCTGCGATTACTAAATTGTGTAACCGTCTACGTTCTTCTTCTTCTCGAGGAAATAATTTCAACGCCTGCCTGGCCGCTTCTTGTTGCCTGTCGGCTTTCTGAGGAAGTTCTTTTCCAACGCCCATAAATATTTGTTTACCCTGAAATACTCTATATACTGTACTTTCGCGATTGCCGTCTACATACTTTAATACTCCGAGTTGATTTTTAGCCGAATCAAATATTTCTTTAAGTATACTTCTTGGATCGTATAAATCCGAATATTCTAAACTTATATGTATTTTATCGAATATAGATTTCATAAGTTCGTTTACGACACCGTGTCCGACACCTACGACGTAAATTTCATCCAAAATTTTAACAGTTGCTCCGATAAACGCTTCGAGAACGTCTTCCAATAAACTCGGTTTATCGGTTTGTTTTTGAGCATCGGATGCTCTAATATACGGCCAAAAACCGAGATTGTCGGCGATTGTAGAAAACGTTTTTTTAGACACATAATTCTTTCTAAGCTGGTCTAAAATTTTAACACCATATGTACAATCTAAAAATGGAAACCGCCTATATATATAAAATCTTACAAAGGAGTTTAGAATTCCGTCTCCTATAAATTCTAATATTTCATAATTTTCATTTCTATTATACGTTCTAGATGTAAACACTTTTTCATACACATGTTTATGATCGAGTAAAACGTTGATATATTCTGGTTTAAGTTTTGCCAAATTAAGCGTATTAACGATTACATCGGTAATATCCGGTTGAGTATCGAGTTCTATGTTCCATCCTTGCCAGTTTTTTTCACACGGACCGCATAATTGCGAATGATACGATTTTTCACCGCCGCAATTAGAACACGTTACGTTAGTACATTGCAAACACAAACCCCATTCATCCACATTATTCGTTGAATTACATTTGCGGCAAGCCATAACTTCGTTTATTTAGAATACGAGAAAATAGATAATATCACATTTATTCCGTATTTAACAAAATGGACAACGTACAGATCGATCAAGGAAGGAATTCGGCTGTGAAACTTGTAAAATATAAAGGTAAACCGGCAATAGAGAAAAAAAATCATGACTTAAATTATACGATGAATTTGGAAGCGAGGATATTAAAATGTCTTAAAAAACTATCATCTCCTCATTTCCCAAAATTATATAAGTATACCCGCAACAGATATAACGACGAATCGATAATAATCGAATATATCGAAGGATCGACATTATACAGTCTTGAATTAAAAGGTTACGAGGCTCAAAGCGCTATCGTAAGATCATTGTTGGCTGCCGCGATAATGAACGAACAATTGGGAATAGTACACAACGATCTTCACACGAACAATATTATGATACGAAATTCGTCCGTCGACGTTGACGTATACATTTTTCCAGATGCCGATACATACGTAATTCCAACTTATTGTATAGAGCCGGTGCTCATAGATTTCGGATTAGCGTTCTGTGGATCGTGTTGCACTAAAATGGAAACTCCTATAACGTTTAACAACTTAGGATATTTTAGTTTCCTATCTGATAACGTCGGAGATGTAAAACGCGTTTTACGCAACAATAACGCCGAGCTGCCGAAAAAATTTAAACAAAATATCGATAAAATAACATCAAAACTACCGTTAGACACAGACGGATATTATGAGAGTTACATGTTACCGGACGTATACACGGAAATTATCGAAATGATAAAATCGACTGTTAACGCATTTTCACCAACCGATTTTAATTTAACGAACATGTTATGCGTTCGTGATCCATACGATCAAGATGAAAATGATTCGTTAATTAATATATTCACATCTCAATTACCGTTACCTTTGGGGCAACCGAGTGTAAAACATCGCCATAACGATATACCTCAAGCGTGGGTAAACTTCGTGTATGCTTTCTTAAACGTGTCTAGCAATTGTATGGCGTTTCGTAATGATACCGAACGAACGCAATTTCTCATGGATATATTAGAATTAAATGTAGTCGACGTTAAAAAATTATACGCAAAAAATCGATACATAAATACAAAAAATTTTTCAGAATTAAAAGTTGCGTGCGACAGATTAATAAACGCTTTGCATTGGCACGTGTACACTGCTAAACTCCAATCCGAAAATTTTCTTAAAAATACTATCTATCCTAACTATACGTCGGTACGACAAATAGTCAAAGCGATAAATACAGATTACGATTTTATGTACGAATGTGGCGACGTAATTAGATATTATACCGTCGCCACAGCTAAATCTAACAAAATCACGATTACCGAAAAAGAAGCAAATTTATTAAATAACAAAACAATTACCGTAATAGATTTAATGAACCGTCGAGGCGTATCTAAATTTTTTAAGTGACTTACTGACAAACCACGCCTTAAATATGATTTAACGTTTTTAAAATTGTAAAACGACATTAAATTTATAACTCGATTATGAATATTATACCCATCGAAATATTAAGCGATATTCTTTCGAGATGTTCGGAATACGCTCCGGTTTTAAAGAGAACGTGCGGCGAATGGAACGAGGTTATATTCAACACGACGCAAATACTACCTGTAGTATCCGTTGAAACTCTTTTCGAACGCGGTCACATCGATATCGTTAAGAATGATATCGTTAAGTATCATCATTCTCTTAAAACCAAGATGTACATTCTGTTGGGTAATATATTAGGTTTTAAAACACATCGGGGTGATGAACGAGTTAACGCGTTTTTAAAATATGCTGCTAAAGGGGGTCAATTAGACGCGATGAAATTGGCGAAAGAATGGGGAGCTACAAACTACGACGATGCCTTAGTAAGTGCTGCCAATAATGGTCAATTAGATGCGATGAAATTGGCGAAAGAATGGGGCGCTTATCGTTACGACGATGCCTTAGTAAGTGCTGCCAATAATGGCCAATTAGATGCGATGAAATTGGCGAAAGAATGGGGCGCTTATCATTACGATTGTGCATTAGCGCGTGCGGCCGATAACGGTCACATAGACGCGATGAAGTTGGCGAAAGAATGGGGATCGACTAATTACGACGATGCCTTGGTAAGTGCGGCTAGCGAAGGTCAATTGAACGCGATGAAATTAGCGAAAGAGTTTGGAGCTATCGATTACGATTGGGCGTTAATTTACGCGGCCGAAAATAGTCAATTGGAAGCTATGAAATTAGCGAAAGAATGGGGTGCGACTAATTACGACGTGGCTTTACGTTACGCCGATGCGCGTTGTCAATTGGACGCGACGAGATTAGTGAAAGAATGGGGAGCGACTTAATGATGGTGCATGTATTGATGACCTTTTAGACAGTTGAATTAGATTAACCGGTGATAATGTAAATTTATCGTATTCACATTAAATTTAATGTGAATAGAAGGGTTAGGAACATGACTTTTATCAGCAATGTGCACAAATAAATCGTAATAAAGATGGATCTTATCGATTCGTACATTCGTGACAACCTCGTCGCACATCACATCAAAAGCTTTAATCATATGATTAAATTTGGATTACAAGAAATCGTAAATAGAGAACCTTCGTGTTGTGGCGTTACATTCGGTGCGATACACGTCGATAAGCCAGTTTTCATAGATTCAAACCGCAAGGAAAGACCGTTGTTGCCGAATCATGCTCGTAAACAAAATGTAACATACGAAGGCGTTGTAAGCGTAAACGTTATTTATAACGATAAAGAAACTCAAAGAGTTCCGATGGGTAAAATTCCGATTATGCTAAAATCGGCCGCGTGTAATCTTACGTCTACGAATTTAATCGATGCGGAAGAATGTAGTAATGAAAAAGGCGGCTACTTTATCATTAGAGGAAAGGAGCGAGTGTTGGTGGGTCAACTTAGGCCCTGTTATAATCGTATTATGACATTTCAATGTAAAAGTTCCGAAAAATATTCTTATTATTCGGAAATTAGGTCGATGAACGATTCCGGACTAAGCGTATTGGTGAAAGCGCTAGTAAACATAAAATACGAATGCGTATTTTCTCTTCCATATTACAAATCATTACTAGAAGCTGGATTGGTGTTTAAAGCATTAGATGCCGATTTAAATCATGTATTGTCGATAATTCATTGCGATAATAAATTATTTATCGAATGTTTTACTCGACAATATTCGTATCATAAATCATCGACTAGCGCGATTCAAGAAATTGCAGATCGATTACCTACCGAATGCGAAGGTGATCCGATAGATTACATTAAATCGATACTGAACAAAGAAATGTTTTATCATATAGGAGAGCTTACTAATGAAAAAGTTGCGTTTCATCTCGCGTGTATACTTAGACGCATGCTCGGAGTTGCAACTGGTTCGTTAAAAGTCGACGATAAACATAACTTATCGAATAAAAGATTAGATACATCTGGTAATTTGGTAACGTTTATTTTTAACGGATTATTTAAACAATTTATTAAAGTGTTGTCCAATCAGATGAAGGATAAAACAACGCTAAACGAAAAAACAAAAACCATAGCCGCGTCAGTTTATAAACCGTTTTTGGATCCCGTTATTATTATCAAAGGTATAAATACAATTACGTACGGAATGGTTTCGTGTTTTATGTCTGCTAATTGGACGACGCAAAAATCTAGTACGGCTTATTCTCGCGTCGGCGTAAGTCAGGTATTAAGCGTACAAAACTATGGCGCGAGATTATCTCATCTACGTAGAGTTATGCTCCCAAACGGAGTTAAAGGTAAGAATACAAGTGCTAGATTAATACATTCTAGTAATTTCGCCTTCATATGTCCGTACGAAACACCAGAAGGTGAACGAGTAGGATTAATATCGAATTTAGCACTGACAGTCGACGTATCTTTGCCAGTTAATTCGTACGAAGTAATATCAACTGGATTATTCGCAGATTTATATCGGCCCTACGAGTATCGATTTTTAATATTTCTCAATGGAACATTAATGGGGTCGTGTCCCGACGCGTACGCGTTTTGTCAAAAATTTAACGAATATCGTACTAAAGGTCTGATGGAATATTCCGCTTCTATAGTATGGCAAAGATACGCTAATGAAATACATATATGGTCGGATGAAGGAAGATTAATAAGACCGGTTTATAATATTTATCCACGCAACGAAATAAGGAATACGATTGGAAAATCGTTTAAAGAATTAGTATCGTCCAAAGATATAGTGTTTAGAGATGTTCAAGAATTGGAACAATCTGTAGTAGCTATGGACTTGTCGGACCTTAAAAGACACAAATGCGATTATATGGAAATATGTCCGGCTGCGTCCATGATGAGTATTATGGCATCTGTGATTCCATTTGCCAACCACAGTCAGTCTCCTCGTAACGCGTATCAGTCGTCGATGGGAAAACAGGCAATAGGAATACCTAGCGAAGCGTACTTGCACAGATACGATACTACCCTTCACGTTCTGGATTACGCCCAACAACCACTTACTAGATCAAAGATGCTTAATGTACTAAAGTTTAACGAAATGAATCATGGAGCTATGCCTATAGTTGCCATTATGACATTTAACGGTTTCAATCAAGAAGATTCTATCATTTTGAATAAAGCGAGTATAGATCGTGGTTTATTTTCGGCAACTACTTATAATACGTTAGTAATAGAAGAAAAGAAACGTGGTAATGCCGATTTCGAAGCCATATGTTTACCGAAACTAAACTACAGACAGCGCGATATTAATTACTCTTATCTGGGAGAAAATGGAATTGTAAAAACCGACCGCAATATATACCTAAAAGTAGGAGATGCAATAGTCGGGAAAACCCAAAACAAGTCTATAAAAAAGGATGGTATAAGGCATTTAGAAACTACGGACGCAACAGTAATCATAAAATCCGGAGAAGAAGGGTATTTGGATTCCGTACTCGATGTCACAAACAGCGATGGTGTTCGTCTCATCAAAATACGAATCCGACGCAGACGAATACCAGAAATCGGAGATAAATTCGCATCGTGTTGTGCTCAAAAAGGAACTTGCGGAATGATTTATCCGCAAGAAGATATGCCATTCGATAAAAACGGTATATCTCCGGATTTGATTCTTAATCCACACGCTATTCCGTCCAGAATGACCATTAACATGTTAATCGAACAAACTTTAAATTTATTCGCGTGTTACACCGGTAAGTATCAAGACGCGACCACATTTGCCCATTCCGATATTACTACAGAACTTTCTGAAAAATTAAAATCGATAGGATTTACGGATATACACGGAAACCCAGAATACAAAAGTACACTATACTCTGGATCTACCGGTGAAAAATATCCGTGTAAAATAATGATCGGACCGAACTCGTATCAGCGGTTAAAACATATGGTAAGCGACAAAATTCACGCGCGAATGGCTGGTCCGGTAGATATATTAACTAGACAACCGGTTGCTGGTAGAAGTAGAGACGGGGGTTTGCGCGCTGGTCCAATGGAAATTGATGCTATACTAGCTTCCGGCTGTTCGCATATAGTTAAAGAATTAATGTACGAACAGTCGGACAAATACCTACTTCCGATATGCGACACGTGCGGATATACGCCGCACAAACCAGAATATTGTCAAAACTGCGGAGAAAACGGTGTAAT